CTGCTGCGCTGCCAGGAACTGGCATGCCGGCGCCAACTGTAAACTGTGCAACCACTAATGGGTCGCCACCAGAAACAGAAGCATTCGGAATAATCACAGTGCCGGTGCTAATTGTGTTTGCAAAAGGGCCAGTCATTTTGTAATAACGCAACTTACCTTTCAGCATTTGATCTGTAATAATGCCGCCGTGTACTCTTAAAGTCATTTCCTAAATCTCCAAATATTAATACTATTTATCAAATTTTTACTTGTACAACACACAGAGTTAATCCAACATCTGTGGATGCTTTGTCTTGTAGCACTCTACCAACAATGCTGTTGTGCCATCCTTTATCGTAATCTACTGCAATTGCAGTCCCTGGAATCGTCCCAGTTATAATACGTTGTCCTTTTTTGGCAGGGCCATGAATTAAAACAGGAACTCTACCTACCATAGTTACAAACGGATGCGTATCTTGTGTGCCTGCCCAGCTATTCATACCGTATGCTGGATTATCACAAATAACACCAAATGTATCTTTGTCTAAATATTTGTCTGCGATTGTAATTTCCTTATCGCCTCCAATTTTAACTACTGTTCCAATCGGGTAAATTGCATCTGCTTCATATCGTTCTGCTAAGTCTGCAGAGTAACCTTGTATGCTCGCAGCATAAATTTTATCGTACGGTGCAGTAGTGCTACCTATATTAGATATTGCACCAGACCCGACCCCAGTGTTGCTGTTTACTGGCAAAATCGACTGTGTAGAAAGATTAGTAACATAGCCGTTGGCCCAATAATTAGCTGCTGATCCTAAACTAATTGAGTTAGTTGTTGCAGGAACTAAACTGCCAGTAAGAGAGCTGTTTGGACTTGGTGGCGCAATAAACTCTAACCCGGTGCCCGCAGTATTAACTGAAACCAGTTTGCCAGCTTGACTAGTGTATGAAGATGGAGTATCTGTTAATGCTAAAAAGGTGTATGTTGGTACTGGCGGAGTATACCATGATAACACTGCTGCACCATTAGTTTTTAACACTTGCCCATCAGTACCATCAGTATTCGGATATTGCAACCCTTGGATTTTAACTGTTGGTGTTGTTGTAGAATTGACACCAATGTTTATTCCATTAGGCGATGTAATTTGACTTTCTGTACTAGCAACGTTACTAATGATTACCTTACCATCAGCAGTGTTTAAGACGATGTTGCCGCCCGTGTTAGCTTTAACTGTAACTGTGTTCGCAACGTCATCAACATCGACGTATGTTACGTTTGCAGCATCTTGAATTCTACTAGTGGAAGGAGGCGGAACGTTTACCCAAACAGTGCCGTTATGCGACAACAAATGTCCAGCAGCAGGAGCAGTAAGAGTCACGTCAACAATATTATCAAGAGTGCTTAATGCTCCGCCAGTAGCAACTGCGGCTAGTCCAGTAATGTCTGAAGCAGGTATTGTTGCTTGATAATTTATAGTAGTCGCAGTACCATTCCATCTTAAGAAACCGTTGTTGACTTTAGTATCGTTAGTGTCGCTTAAACCAACAAAAGTATAAGTGTTGTTTGTTGGTGTTCCACTAAGATCAGTGTACGCTAATACCGCGTGAGTCCATTTTGTGCCATCGTTTCTCAACACTGTGCCAGCAGTAACACTGCTTAGTGATGAATCAACATCTGTCAAAAACTTTAAACTGCCTTGACCAAGTTTAGAAACAGCAGAGACGTTAGATAACGATGCCCACGGAACAAGGGCGTCATACTTCATAGTGCTAGATGTTGTATCCCATCGCAAATACCCTGCTGCTAAACCTACAGAAACATCTGCTAAATCTGTAAAATACGAAGAGGAGTTAGTCCAATTTGTTCCGTTGTGCCTAACATATTGCTTTGCCGCTGGGGCAGTTATAACCACATCGTTTAAAGTGTCAAGAGATATGGCAGTTTGAATATAGTGTTTTGTAGCAACATCTTGAGCATTAACAGGATCTGCAACGTTAATAATTCTTGGGTTGGCAGGCAAAAGGGTTGCTGCGCCAGCGTCGCTTTTCTTTGCAGGAGCGTTTAAGTCCCAAGCAAGTGTGCCTTCTATAAATTGTATCGCAACAGTTGCAAGTGTTCCCCTGTCTATAAGTATACCAGCCGTGCCTGTTGTTATGCCATCGCCAGTTTCGCCGCTATTTAAAACTATTTTGTTGTCTGTAACTAGCAAATCTTCCTGACTAGTGTTAACAATTGTTCCTGCAATAGCAACATCTCCAGTAATACGCAAACTACCTTGAATTAATGCAACTTCTGTCGTTGTTGGATCTGTTGGTGAGCCGACAGTAATACTGCTAAACTCAGAAGTAACTCCTGGAGGAGTTACAATGCCGCCGTCTGCATGGAGAGAACCTAAAAACGTAGACGTTGAATAAACTCTTAATCCACCAGTGGCAGTTGTAGTAGTGTTATCTCTAACTCCAGGACCACGAATTTCTAAATCGCCGCTGCTGTTAATATCAAAGAAAACTCTCTTAGTTGTAGTCGGAGTGTTCTTAACAAAAACAAGTTGGTCTAGAAATTTAATTTTATCAGACATTATCACACCTTACATTATTTCTAGTATTTATCTATTTTTACCCATTTTCTTTAGTCAATAAAAAAGCCCCTTGCGGGGCTTTAGTATGAAGTTTTCTAACAGGTTAGTATTAGAAGAATTTCAAGTTAGCGGAGTTGATACCAACGGACGACAAGTAGTCAGCCGCATTGCCAAGCGAGTTAGCAGTGTTGGTAAGTTCCAAGTATCCGTAACGTGTCAAGAACGAAACAACAGGTTCAAATGTGTTTGGATCAATAACTGGTCCAACGCTCATTAACGGAATGTATGGGCAATAAAACGCTGCTGCGTCAGTTTCTGTTGCGCCTTTGTAGCCGATCAACACTTTTTCAGCGTCGGAAGCATATTGGTCAACATAAACTTTCATGGAGCTGTTCAAAGTACCAACAAACTTAGTGTTTGTAGGAGCTTCAAATGTTCCTTCTGTTGTACGTGCAAAGCTAGATGTAGTAGCAGACTGAAGAATGGTCAATGTGTTTGGGGAAACAACTGCCCAGTTAGCAGCGCCACGACGTGTACGTGCAGCAACAAGGTTAGCTTGTTGGTTAATCATAACTGCAAGAGCAGCGTGCTCGTCACCAACGTAAGTAGCAGTACCAGATACCGCAGCTTGGTCGAATGTTACTGGAGCTGGTCCAGAAAGAACGCGCAAGTTGTTCAACAACTCTTGGTCGATTTCAACAGTGATTTCTTGTGCCAATGCTTGAAGAATTTCAGCTTCAACGTCGATGCCGTGAATTGCGTTAGCATCTTGTGCAGCTTCAAAAGTCCAGCGAGCGCTCAAACGACGAGTTTTAGCTTCAACTGTTTCTTTCAAGATTTGCACGGACATTTGGTTACCAGCGCGACCTTCAAGACGTGCTGTACGATCAGCGCCTGGAAGTGGGTTCGAGCCACCGTTAAGTGCTTCGTTACCAGAATATGCTTTAGCAATATCAAATGGTCCTAATGCTTCAGTACCAGCAGTGATACCAGCTTTTGTATTCGCATAACGAACACGCAAAGTATGGATCTGTCCAACTGGACCAGTCATTGGTTGTACGCCGAGAATTTCGTTAGCGATAACAGAAGGCATAACACGACGAATCAACGGAAGCATAACTTTGTTGATTGTAGCGATGTTACCAGCTTGTGTAGCACCAGCGGACGCATTTTCAGCGATATATTTACGTGTATTTTCAAGAACTACGCTTAAAGACTCTTTACGTTTTCCTTGTACACCTTCGAGAAGGGCTTCTTTAGTTGTTGCCCAATTGCTTTCGAAAAGATTTTGTTTCATTTTAGGTTAATCCTCTCCTAGTTTACTTAATGCCGGCCAGTCTGCGTATTTCAGCAAGATCATAAGCGTTAGCATTGGTTTCTGTTTGGGCTACAGAATGTGCCCTATCTCCTGTTTTTTCTGTGTTCTTACTTTCAACTAAAGTTGCTTTTTTAGGAGCTACCGATTCATTAAGAACAGCAGGAAGATATTTATTGAACGATTCGCGAAGGTTCTGTGTTTTAACAGTGCCAAGCAAGTCTTTCATAATCTCTTTTTTATCTTTACTCAACGGCGCTAAAAGCTCTCCCATTACGGCACTTCTTGCTACCATATCGTTTGCAACCGCTAACTTCTTGTTTGCACTTTCAGTCAACGCTTGTTTTTCTTGAACTTTAGATTCAAGAACTTTGATTTCTTTCTCTTTAAGAGAAACTGCTTTTTGCATTTTCTTAACTTCACTACCTTCGTTCAAGTAAGAAGTCATGTACTCTGCAACAAACGATTCAAAAATTCTACGTCCAAAATCATTTTCTCTAGCTGCAACAATATCATCTCTGTACTGAGAAATTTCATTTCTTAATACACTGTTGATATTTTCTTCAATTAACTTAGCAGCTTTAGTAATAAACCCACGCTTTGTTTCAACAAGGGCTTGCTTACCTTCTTTGATCATTTTTACTCTTTGATTCACAAGTTCTTTCTTGTCATTGTGGAACTCTTTGATTTCCTCAGACAATTGTGTAACTAAGAATCCTTCAAGATTTGTAACACTTTCTTTCATCTTAACTCTGTCTTTATGAAGTTCTTGAATTTCTTCAGCGACTTTAGACATTAAGAATTTATCAAGAACACCAATATGCTCCTTGATAGCTGTTTTATATTTTACTCGTTCAGCTGCGAGATCACGTTTGTCTTGGGCAAATTCACTAATTTCTTGTTTAACTTTGTCCTCTAAGAATCTATCAATGGATTCCACCAATGTATTCTTGTCGTGCTCAAACTTACTTGCAAATTCCTCACGGAGTTCTGCAGAAATTCTGTCTTTTGCTTCAGACAACTGTTCATTCCAAGCTTCTTGAATTTGTACTTTAGCTTCTTGTGGAAGACCAAGGCTTTCACTCAAGATCTTTTCAAACTTAGATGCCATGTTGTCATGTCTCCTTACAGTTTTAATTCTCTAATAAACTTGATAATATCTGTTTGCAGGTGTACCTTAGCACTGTTATCATAGACCGCGGCCTCTGCTAACGAGTGTATTCTGGATCCACCACGCATATTAAACAAGCTCTCATAGATTGCTTTTGGAAACGCATCTGGCGCGCTCGGCTGTGCAACAATATCGACTGTTACCATCTCGAAATCGCTCACGCTACCGTCGTGCCCAACGTTTCCTGACCCTCTTGAGCTAACGCCCAATAATATTCCAGAACTTAATAATGCTTTAGCAATCTCACCGCATGGAGTTGGAAGGATTTTTAACTTGCCGTAGCCGTCGTTTCCTTGCATCCACATCTCAGTGATAACGTGACTTACTCTGTCTAAGTTAATGGACAATTCTTCTGGATGGTCCAATTCACCTAATACTGACATTTGGTTCTTAATTCTTTCGTTTACGTTATTTACTGCTTCAGTAATTTCGTGCAATGGATAAACACGCTGATTTTGATTACGAACATCACCCTGAACAAAGATGCCCTTCATAAACAAGTCGTTGGAGCCCGTGGGGCCCCTTTCGACAAGTATGTGTGCTCGTTGTGGATCATAGTACTCAAATAGCTGGTTTGCCATTTTTATTTCTCTTAGTTAGGCTTTTTAGAAAGTGGGCTTTTTGTGTTAACTGCGCCTTTCTTGCTGTGTGCGCCAGTTCCAGAAAATTTACCTTCTCCAGACAAGTCTGCATTTACGCTTCCTTGTTTTACATTAACGTTAGTTGGCGCTGTTTCTTTACGAGCTGTTTTATCAGCTTGTTTGCCTTCTCCAGCAGATTTAGCAAATTCAGTTGGACCTTGACCATATTCCATTTTGCCAGTGCCTTTGGAAAGAGGAGTAGTTTTGTTAACTGATCCTGCTCCAGCTGATTTGGAACCAGTTCCGGAATACTTTCCTTCCGAACCCATGCCGAGATCACCTACTTCAGCATAAAACTTAGTAGCTTCAAACATAGATTCTTCTACGTCATCTTCTTCTTCGCCTTGGCCATATTCGCCTTCTTCATCGCTTGGGAAATCTGTTTCATCTTCACCGCTGTATTCAGCAGCTAAGTCTTCGTGTCCTGGCTCACCAATTTCATCAGCCATTAAACGATCAAATTCCGATCTAAGATCAGCAAGTGCAGCTTCAAGATCGCAAACGCGGTCTTCAACTGGTTGCTCACCTTGGCCTTCTTCACCAGGCTGGAATCCCATATCTACGTCATCGCCTTCTTCACCTTGATCGTCGCCTACTTCTTCAGCGTCGTCATAAAGTTCATCAGAATCGATATCGTTGTTATCTTTTGTAATTTTTTGCGAGAAACGGTCTTGTACGTCTCCGCCAAAACTTTCGTCTACTTCTTCTTCGCTGTCTGCACCTTCGTCCGTCTCTTCGTCTTCAACAAGCTCTTCGTAAATTTCACGAGCCTTTTCAACGACAACCTGATGAAGCATTTCAGACGCACGATCAGCTTCTTCGTTGATCAGTAAATCAAGAATTTGCTCAAGTTTTTCACGATGCGACATTTTTAGAAATCTCCTTTTAAAAGTATAGTGTTAACTTTTGTCATACGGTATTTATGTTTATATATAATAAACAGGTGTGGAAATACGCCAAAAAGACGTATTTTTATTTATAAGCCGGAATCTTCTTCAGCAGGCGCATAAATCTTTTGGACTAACTCTAAATGTTCTTGGTCGTCCACATCTTTTACTTCTCTCATTTTCCGCAAACTGTGTAAGTGCTTTAACGTCAGTTTGGGACGTTTAATGTCGGAGAAGTGTGCCTTTGATAGTTCATCCTCTTCAGGGGAATAAAATTCTCGCAGTATTAATTCTTTAGCTTTCAATGTATCTCCAATTGCTACTTACTATTTATGTTATTCTTCGCCGAAGTTTTCTACGTCAGTATCGGAAACTTCGCTGCCCATATCATCCATACCCTCGTCCCCTAAGTCCATTTCCCCTTCTTCTGGAGCCATGTCTGACGATGATATACCAACTTGTCCTAACCCAGGTGCACCAGTGCCATCAGCACCAGGGCCGTTATTTTTCTTCTTACCTTGATTTTCTTCTGCCCAAAGTCTTTCGTTCTCGTGCATTTCTTCATCTGTCCAGCCCAAGTACCGCTTTAATGCAAAACGCTTGCTGACATATTTAACTTCTTGCATAGTTGCAAACACGCTTGCTTGTGCTGCATCAAGTTCAATCTGTCTATATCTAGCAAAGTTTTGTGGAGGAGTAAATGCAAGATCAAACATTGAGTTGTCGATAGTAATGCCTTTGTGTTTCAGGAACAGTTTAAATTCCCGATCAAAAGTTCTAATAATCTGACGTTGATGTCTTTTGCAAGTTTCTGAGAATGTAAACTCTTGAATTAACGCTGATCCAACTCTACCATCGCTAGAGGAAGCAGTGCCATCTGATGGTCCAGTTGGCAAATAAGAACTAGGAACGCCTAACGCTCTAAGCATCTTATTGTTGAAGTACAACATATCGTTAATTTCGCCAAGGTTTTCACCGCCTGGCAATGTGTCAACTTTAGATCCGCGGCCATCTGCCCCGACAGCAAAGAAGTAATCTTCTAAAGTTGAAAGCGGATTGTATGCTGCATCTACAACATTTTGTCCGCCACCAGTTCTATTAGGGATACGCTTTTGCTGCACGTCATACTTAACACGCTCAAGATATTGTAACGCTTTGTTTGGCGGCAAGTTACCCGTATCAATAAAGAATACGCGGCGTTCTGGGGCTCTATGTATGCGATAAATTAATAGCGCATCTTCAAGCATAGTCTTCTGTTTAAACACTTTAAATATTGTTTCTAAAATACTAATTCCGAATGGCCAAGCACTATCAAGTCCTTCTGTCATACTAATATGCACAACATATGAAGCATCAATTGGCGCAGATGTGTTATTTGCGCCGCCTTGCGACGAATAAGAAGAATTAGACGACTGTCCTGAACCAGCAGAAGTTTGCTGACTAAAATAAGGAGCACTAAAGTTGGCAGTGTTTATAAAGCCAGAAGCTGTCTTATTCGACTGATTAGATGCAACTAAAGTCTGGATATTGAAGTCAATATCTTTAATAAAGTATGTCTCTACTTCTTTTCCTTGGCTTTCATTTACAATAATTTTCTCAACTTTATTAGGATCAACCCAATACAGTTTGTATGTATCTGGGTCTCTAATAAAGAATTGATCACCATACATAAGTGTGGATCTAAATATTTTAAACAAACGATTGTTAAATTCATTAATAGCACACCACTGTTTAAGTGCTCTGTCTAGTAATTTACTTTCAGTTGGGCTAGGAGTATCTTGGAAATTAAACTGGAAAGGAATATTACCAATACTTTCGTTCGGTTGTGTACAAAATTGCGCAATAATATTTAATGCTCCGGCAATTTCGTGGTCCATATCCATTTGCTCATATTGCACATAACGCTGCAAACGATCGGGCGGACCCATATAAATTTCAGGCAACCAAGTGTTGTACTTAGATACTGAAGACATAGGTGTTCCGTTCGAGCCCATTTGTGCAGGCATAACAGAATTGACGGGTTTGAAATACCTTTTCCAAGACATGCGTTTAATCCTTGCTCGCGATAATACTAATGCCGCGATTTAATTTTTCAAGTTCTTCTATTTGTCCCTGAGAGTATGCAGCATTCTGATCTAATAAATCAGACAGCAATTCTACCAAGTCTTTTAGTGATACTGTATTTATCTGAGAATCCTTCGCCATGGCATCAGTTTGTGGTGCCGACTTCTTAATCTGTTCATCTTGTTGCTTTTTATAGTCACTTTTTGTAGTTACTGTTGCTGTATTAGATTTACTTTCCACTGGAACGTTACTAGCATTAACAGCAGCTTCATCAGCCTTACCTTTTTCAGTTCCAGATTTTGTTTCTGTTGATCCAGATTTAAAATATTTCGCGACGCCTGGCGGCAATAAACTTAATATCCAATCTTGCATCACACTCTTAATTTTTTCGTACATACCTTTTGTATCTATTGTGCCAGGTCCAAAAATACCGTTAACAACTTCATCAACTAAATTATAAAAGCCAGTGTAAAGAGCATCCAACAGAGTCATGGGCAAGCCAATTAATCCAGTTAATGCTTTGCCTAACATCAGTAACATTGTGTCGCCTGCGGACAGTGTATCATCTGACATTGCTAGGAAGAACCCACTAAGTGCGCCGACGATTGCGCCGAAAGGACCAAATGTAAACTTGCCAATCCAGTCAAGGAAATTACCTGCCATCCGCATCAAGCCAGTGCCTATACTACCTAATATGTTATCCATACTAATGTCAAAATTGCCTTCAGCGAGACTAATAATCCAGTTTGCAAACTTCTCAATGTACGGGGCAGCTTTATCAACTAAGATAGCAAACGCATTTCCTATCTTAGTTATTTTTTCTGCATCGAAAAACTTGTTAAGTTTTTCCGCCACCATATTAAATGTATTCCACAACGTGTCGTTGCCTAATATTCCTTGAATAATCGAGGTCCAAATGTTACTAAAGTTGTTCATTGTTTTGTCTAATCTTGCTGCGGCAACAGCTTGTGGCGAAGCACCTGTTCCTTTACTCAGTGCTTCTTGATTAGCCAGGCGTTTTCTTTCTATATCCCTTGCTTGATTAATCATTTGCAATGCTTGTGTTGCGCCTTGGTCTCCCTTTTGTGCCATCAGAGACAATCTTTGTTGATAACTTTTAAACTCGTCACTGTTAAAATCAATGCCTTTTAAACTCTTATCGAAGTTGTCTTGAATATCTTTCGGATCAAGACCATCCATAGTTTGTTGCGCCATGTTACGCAATGAATCTGCAAGTTGTGAACCTGCTTGGCCTGCGGCAACAGTAAGCATCACAATGCCTTTATTTTGGAATTGCAGGGCACTTGCTCCTGCAGACATTGCTTGTAATATGTCACCAAACGCAGACATCATGGTCGGTGCTTGGCTTTGCAGAACACCTAATACCGGAGTAAGAGCTAAGACTGCGTTTTGTCTAAGTCCCTCACCTAATGATTCTAAAGAGTTTCTTATTGACGCTGCACCAAATGCTGTGTCGGCGGCATTCTCTAATTCCTCAGTCGCCATGCCCATGGATCTAGCAAAATTAGTTGTAGCAACAATAGATTTGTTTAACATATCCAAGTCTTTTTTGTTGCGAACGTCTAGCATTACACCAAACTGACGAGTTCTATCTGCTTGTGTTGCAATTTCTAAACCAGCTTCCCTTGATGTAAGACCTAGTTGATTCAACCCACCGTTTACAAATTCAAAAGTGTCATTAATTGCAGCGCCAAAGTTTTCTATACCCATTGATCTGATAGACACACCAAATCGCTTAGTTAAATCTGTCAAATCAGCAATTGTAACGCTGCCATTTATCGCAGCTTGAGTAAACGCTGTCATACCATTGGCAACACCATTCATGTTATTTCCCAATGCTAGTCCAGATTTATACAGTTCTAAATATGAAGTGATAATCTTCTTGCCTGCATCCCACAAACTACCTACAACCCAACCAGCAAAGGAAAGTAATGCGCCACCTACCATGAATGCTGCCGATGTTACGGATTCGAAACCTGCTGCTAATTTAGAAAGTGAACTAGTATTAAGCCCTAGCTTTGTGCCAAAATCAGCAGTTTTGTTGAGTGCGCTAGAAACTTTGCTTTTACTTTGCTCTTCAATTGCAGCTCGTAAGCCGTCACTTTCAGCTTTTCGATCTTTTTTATCCTTCTTATCTTCGTCTACTCGATATTTGTGTGACTTGTTAAGTTCTTTAGACACGTCATCTAGCTTGTCATGTGACGCACTTGTTGAGGATGCAATTGCACTTAGTGAATTATTAATCTGAGTTAGCTGAGACTTCTCTAAGTCATACGTCTTTTCAATCTGTTTAAGTAATTCCTGTAACGTTTTTTCGGTTGACCACTTGGGTAAATCCGATCCGTTAAAGGCAACCTCAGCAATTCTTACGTCATCAGCCATTTAAAAATCCCAGTTAATTATCTAAAGATAAATATTGTATAAATGCTATTTATCTGATAAATCAGGAAGAAAACTATGACAACAAACAACCCACTACAAGGCTATTACAGACAAGTCAAAAATTACATTAATTTGCCTTCCGGTATAACATACTACACACCAGAATCTGTAGAGTTTACAGTAAATGGCGAAATTCCGATCATGCCCATGACAAGCAAAGATGAGATGATATTCAAAAATCCAGACGCATTGTTGAACGGCGAGGCACTTTCATCTGTTATTAAAAGCTGTTGCCCAACTATTAAAAACCCTAAGAAGCTGTTGATTAACGACATCAATGCAATTGTAGTTGCTGTGCGACTTGCAAGTTTCGGTGAAGAATTTTCCACAGAGTGTAACTGCCCCGCTTGCGGAGAGAAAAATACATATGCACTAGATTTAAGTTACATCAGCGCAAACATTGGCAAGCTAGACGCAGATTATGTTGTTAATTTAGACAATGGACTAAGCATCTTTGTGAAGCCATTCGAGTATGTTGACTTCATTAAAGCAACACTCAGAAGTTTCGAACAAGCAAAAATTATGAAAGTGTTAGAAAGCAATGCCCTTGACGACATCCAAAAATTCTCAGCATATGGCAAAGCATTTAACGAAATCGCAACACTTAACTACGAGCTGATTGTTAATGCAATAATCAAAATTGTTGGGGACAACGGCGAGATGGTTGTTACCGAAAAGAAACATATTGCAGAGTTTTTAGAAAACATCGATTCTCAGACAGTTGAAGAAGTAGAAAAACTACTAAAAGTTATTAATGAAATCGGTGTACAAAGCACAATTGAAGCAGAGTGCCAAAAATGCGAGAATAAATGGGATCTTCCTATTGATTACAATCCTGTAAATTTTTTCACAAATTCCTAATGTTAGCCACACCTGAAGAAATTAGGAATTTATTGGAAAGATTTAAAACGGAAACTTCAGCCTTAGAACAGCAAATTACTGACATTGCTATATATTCAGCTGGAGCAGTTTCCTTTGATACTGCTTGGTCGTTGAGCTTTCATCAGCGAGAACGTATCATCAACGCAATCAATAAGAAAAACAAAGAAGAGTCAGGCGACAAAACAGAGTATATGTAAAATGGATAATTTGATACCAACATCAGTAGTAGAAACACCAATAAAATACAATTGGATTTTCAACACGGGCTTTATATTAAGTTCGCAGCAAATTCCATGGAGCCCGTTTTTAACTGGCGAATTCAGAACTAAATTACCTGCAATAAGTATCGGCGACGACCCAGGCGCAGTGTTCATAGAAGAACTCCCAATAGACATAATAAAAACATGTGTGATGTTAGCTAAAGGAGAAGTGAAATGGATAAGTCAACATGACTCTCAAGGGATTAAAGAGGAAATTGATGGCAATTCAGAACTTAGAATATTAGCATTTATACAAATACATTTTAAGAAATACACTGGCATTTTGAATTTTACAAATTATGGAAAAAACATTATTTCTATAACAGCTCATTTAGAATCATTATGCCCATACAGATCCAACTTATTATGGCATAAGAAATTAGTTAAATTATATAATCATAAAGTTTAACACTTCAAGTCTCGCTACGCTCAACTACAAACACTATACTTTAACTTCGCTTAGTCGCTCGTTACATATAGTGTTTGTTTTATTTACTGATTAATTATTATTTGTTTAAAGGTTATACTTGATTAAGGTAGGACATGTGATATTTCGCCCCCGAGGGGCGAAAGTCATAGGAAAAACTGAACTTGATTCAGTATAGTACCACGCGACCAAACGAGTGAAGCCTTACAGCTCTGGGCGAACACCATCTTCCCATTAACTTATCGTGTACTAACGTCCTAAAACGCTTTCCAGTGTTGCAGCTTTCAGCAGAACCGTTGGTTATCCTGCTAAAAGTTCCTGTTGCTAAAAGGCTTAATTAACCAATTCTTTTTCCAGCAGAGCAGGATCTTTTCGTCTCAGACACAACCATTGTTATAACGTACTTACTAATAGGAGTCTCTAGCAGTATCTCGCTAGTACAAGCATCCCTATATTCTGTTGTTATTATCTGCGCGCCCAGGACATAAACTGTCAGGCACTAGGTAGTAGGTGCTACCACGATTAACAAATGAGCACTTGCTCTGAAACATTTCGAAAAACATTACATGGTAATAAAGTGCTAAATTATTACATGTTTTTCTGCGACACCCAAGATCAACTTCAAGAACATCATGCAATTGGTAAATTGCTGTGTGCAATGGGGTTAGTTTCTACTAACAATAGCCGGGTATAAATCCCTTATTTCTTTAGCCTTCGGTCGCTTGTATTTTATTTTAAGTTTATTTTAAGTTTTTTATGAGGGGGAAATTAATAGTTTGAAATCCGATACTCTGTGCCTTATACGTCCCTACAGTAGAGTTATCCCGTAGTTTCTTTTTTATTATTATTGTGAAATCCATATATGATGTAACTTATTAACAGCTATTATAACAGCCTGCATTCTATTTATCAAGCTCTTTTTAATATATCTGTAAAAAATGGTTTCAACCAATATTTCAATATGGTAATTAACTACATTGATAAATATTATTGTTAAAACAAGTTGCGGACTCTCCCTCCTCGAAATCCAAAGTAGGCTGATGCTACTTCCCGGAGTATGTGATAAGGTTTTAATCTAAAAAGGCGCACATCAGGCGCCTTTTTTCTTGACTTTATTTTCTGATGCGGAGCAGTATCTGTTTGTTGTAAGTATCGTCGTGGATAGTAATGTCTTCAGTTAAACATAATTTTAGCTGTAGCAGTGCTTCGGCGCGATTTGTTTCGCCTCGCATTTTATGCTGACTAATGATTTCAAAAGTGAACTTATCTTTACCGAGTTTTAAAATATCGCCGTTAAGTTCTTCAGAAGAGCCTGTGTATTCTTTCCAGTTACTTTCTGTTTTTATCACTGAGGTTTTCTTTTTAGTTGGATCACCTTTACACTTTACTTTCTTTCGTCTAGTGCTATTAAACCTCTTCTGGCCAATATAAAACTTTCCAGTTTCAGTATGAGTGATACTATAAACAAACCCCTCAAACTTCGAGGGGTCTAATTCAAACTTGCAAATCCAATGTCCTGTGTCCATAGTGATATTTAGCTAGTAAAATATTTCACCCAGATTTTCTCGGAATTTTCAGCATAGTCTTTCAACAACACTTTGTTAGCACAAGGCAATTTTTCTCTTAGGAGCCAAGTAACATTTAATTTCCTAGCAATGTCATCTGAACATACAGGGTCAGCATAATATGGGAACATCCAACTAATTTCTTTAGATACTACAGTTGGTATTCCGCAAGCAACTAAGTCTGCTGCAACAATGTTAAACGTTTCAGTAAAGGATACTTGTAATCCAATGTCCATAGTTTTAACTACTTCTAAGAATTCACTGTGCGGCATCCATTGGTGTAAATGTAACACATGTCCTTGTTCTTTTAACCCATCAAACATACCGATAAGATTTTTAAGGATTGGTGTGCCCTTCATTTCACTTCTTCCAATGTTAATGTGGAAGTGCAATTTTTTATCAAGCTCTTTAGCAAACATAAGTGCAGCAACAGCCTGAATCATGTGATTTTTTAACGGTCGTATTGCACCAAAGCAACCGACATTAATTATGTCACTGTCTGGATTTTCGTGGCGTGGGTTATCATCTTCTGGAAGATAGTAATTTGGTAAAAATACCACTTTGTCTTTCGCTTGTTGTTTATTTAATCCGCGCTGCTCTGCAACAAGGAATCTAGTTTCTTTTAACATTCTGTCAGCATTCGCCGAAAGTAAGACATTTGGGTGTTTTGCATAATCTCTAATCCACTCGAACGCCATACCTTCATTGGCGATGAATGGGGTTTCGCTATGTAAGCGGATGATCCATTTAACTTTCGGATGGCGTTTAGACAAAATGTCGAATTTACTAGGTACAACCCATAGTGCTTCGATAATGACGTGCGTTGGTTTGTATAAGGTCACTTCTCTATCAATGCTGTTGTTGTCAACTACTTCTACCATTTTAGAAGCAACACCATTTTTAGTTAGCATCTCTGAAACAAGACGAGCAGAATTCCACAATCCAGAAGAAACACCTGGCTTGCTGTACGACTCATGGTCGCCATAATCGCCTCTTCTTTTTAGAATAAACAGTATTTTGACTTTCTGTTTTAATTCATCACGTCGATCTTCGCGACGTTCTTTCCGTTCTTCACGACGGTCTTCAATTCTATCTTTAAAATCTTCGATGGTGTCTGCAACGTCTTCTAACGTGTCTTTCACATCTTCGATTTTATCTTCTAATTCTTCTAATTTATTTTTGACTCGAACAATTATAAACTTAATTTTGCCTTCTATGTCTTCAATAACATCGCGAATGTCTTCGATTTTATCTTTGATTTTGTCACTGATAACATCTTTAGCATCACTGATTCTATCTTCAATGATGTCTTCAATTTTATCGGAAACAACATCTTTAATGTCGTCGAGTGTATCTTCGATTTTGTCAGTAATGGCATCTGAGACATCGTCAATATTATCCTCGACGTTATCTTTGATGCCACCTACAGTAGCTTTTAATTTCTTGAACCGGTCTTCGAAACCTTCTTTTCTGGTGAACATGTGAACTCCGTGGGCAGATAGTGTTAAACTGCTATTTATCGGAGTTCACGCCATTGCGGTTATTACGTGGGATTATCTGATGATATTTCTATTGAGGTAAAACCACCCTCTTTTACTACTTTTAATATGCTGTCTACCCTTCCAATTAACTCTTCTCTGTGGGAAATAAGGAATATATTTCGCTTATTATCACGCACCATAGACTTTAATGCAGCTAATGAACTTTCCATACCCTGCGTATCCATACCACTATCTAACAGTTCGTCAATAAACAGTAAGTTAATTTTGCTGTTTAAACTTTCAAACACGTCTCTGAATGCCCACGACAAGGATAAAATTAAGCGTGTTCTTTCACCGCGACTTAAATTGTCAAAGTCTAACTCACGGCCATGCTCAGTAATTTCTACTTCTAAGTTCGACATAAACTTAACTGAGTGTGGTAGGCCAATTTTAGACAAGTAATTATCTAGACGCTTGTTAAGGTACGACAAGTTTTGGTCAATAATTTTCTTACGAATAAAACTATCTTTACTAGTTAGCAGTTTAAGTAAAAACTCCTGGTGATCCTTTTTAGAAGTTAAATCATTAATTGCAGTAAAGTCAATTTCTTGAATGCTGTTTTTCAATAACTCAACTTGTTCCACAAATGGGTTAGTTGCAGCCATCTCTTTTTCTAAGTTGGAAACAAGAGTCTCTAATGATGATTTGTGATTGTATGCACTGTCTAACGAATCGTAAAATGTGTCGGGCTTATCCGGAATATTCAAACTGTCAATTTTGGTGTTAAGTTCACTTATGGAAATGTCTTTTTCATGAACTAATTCAGTTAACTCGGCAGTTTTTAATTCATAATCTTTAGACAGTTTGTCTTTAATCCCTGCATCAATTGCTTGATCGCAAGTTGGACAAAGACAAGTTTCTGTTTTCTCATGGCTCGAAACAAGTCCAGCAAGCTGTTTGTTTAATTGAGCCCGTTGTTTTTCGTAAGAAGCTAGTTCCCTTTGGTAAGCACGTTGTTTAGATTCGTTCTGGGAAATTTCTTCTAATAGTCGTTGATTGACAATTTCTGTTTCAATATCAATCGCATATAGTTTCTCAATGCTAGAAGACAAGTCCGAAATTAATCTTGCGTGTGATGTTTCCCAAGCAGATGCTTTTCTTTGTAATGTGCCTGTACTTTCTTCTGTTCGACGATTAGCTTCTTGCAATGCTTTGATTTTAAACTCTGCTTCTTTAATGTTGTCTTTAGTTTCCCTAATTAATTCTTTAAGGACTTCTGCTTTTTCAGACAACTTAGTAATGCCAAGCAATTGTTCGATAATTTCACGCTGCTCGCCAGTCTTTAAAGACAGGAATGGCTCAGTGTAAGTATTAAGAGCAACAATGTGTTTAAACATTGTGTGGGAAAAGCCAAGTGTCTTTTCAATTTCCTGTTGGGTAAGCCGGCTCTCACCCTGAGACTCATCGGAATCTGGGTTAGTTACGTCCTTATCGTTAATTTGAAACTTGAAAACTGCTGGTTTTCTGCCACGTTCAATGTGGTATTTTTTACCGTTGCTTTCAAAATCTAAAGTAACAACCATGCCCTTGTTGTTTGTTTTGTTAATTAAATTATCCTTTCTGATGTTGGTTAACGCAACACCGAACAGTGCATATGACAGCGCGTTGACAATAGATGATTTCCCTACCCCATTACGACTATCGTTGCCTCCTAAATCTAAATTTTCTCCTAATACTAGAACTAAGTCTTGGTCATCAAAACTTAGTGATTGTGTAACATTACCAATAGACATGAAGTTTTTCATGGTTACAGATTTTATTGTGAGCATGTGTCTCTCTTTTTATTTTTATAGTGAGTTATAAATTTCTATTAATTTCTTTTTATCGAAGTTGTCACTAGTGATGCCTTCGATTTGTGTTAATACAATTTTATCAATTGATTCGAAATTAATGTCTGCTGATGAATTGTCTTCAGTGTGATCGCTATTTCTATCAATAATAAGTTTGATTTCCCTAGCTTTATGAGAATCCATAAATGTTTCTCTGATAAACAACGACTCTTCATAAGAAATGTCTATGTCTACTAACACTTTAGCAAATGTCTTATTTGTAAGATGTGAGTCAGGGTCAGCAATTAATTCGCTAAGTGACAGATTAATGTATTTAGGACCATCGGCCCAATTTACATATTCTGGTTCGCCATCCCAATCTAAGAACATTGCTCCACGATCCTTGTCCCATGCATCGCCATAATTATGTGCAAACGCATTTCCAATATAATGAATGTTGTCTTTTTGTTGCCGTTTGTGAAAGTGACCAGAAAACACTAAGTCCTGATTTGGAAAGTGCCCACTGTTAATCCCACCATGGTCTGGCATTTCTACCATAGCATTCATTTTAAATCCTGGAATCTCAAAGTGACCAAACATATATTTTGATTTGATTTTTGAAATCTTTTTCCATTCATCTTCAACTAACCAAGGTACTACAGCAACATCGCCTTGTATAAAAATATCATCTATCATTTTAATACGTGGCAAAAACTTCCCCATAGGAAGAGAGTGTATTTCTCTCTTCTCACGGAAGTATAAATCGTGGTTACCAATTATGAAAAATGTTTGTTCAAATGCGTCATTTAATTTTTCTAAATTAGTGTTGGTGTAGTTAAGTGTAGAAACATTGATGCTGTTTCTGTTTTGGTGCCAATCCCCGAGAAAGAAGCAGGTCTCGCAACCACGCTTCTTTGCTTCGTCAATAAACCATTGGACAAAATCTTCGCAATCGTTATTGTGTTCTCTGGAATTGTTTTTCGCGCCAAAATGGATGTCTGTAAAACATGCTGCTTTTTTAAATAAATTAGTCATAATTCCTCAAACGTCAGTGTGGTCGTGTGCTTCTCTAAGGCGTCGAATTTCTTCTTCTACTTCTAATTGCCTTGTGAAACTTGGATTCTGACCACTATTTACGAGCAGATCGTCTCGAATTTTCTGATGTTCTTTTTCTTCCAATAGCACTCGTTTAAACGCATTGCTAATACTTGCAGTGTAATATGCAAACGGGTTGTCACTTTTGAATTCATTAAACTGTAAACAAATCTGCGACAACTGGAACAGTGCCTGTCCCTTCATTTCGTCCACATAAGTGTATCCACGCCAGTTAGAACGCTGGCTGTAACGATGTGTCAACATCATAAGCATACGCGCAAGTGTATCAGTAACTGCACCGTGAGTTAAAGAATAGCTGCCGTTCTTGTGATGTGATTTGCCAACAATTTCCAGATCAACTGGTACACCATATTCAAATGTGGAGAACTTAGCATGGACAAATGGTATGAAATTCAGTTTAGCATGGTTGTCTGCTGTGCGTTTTGGATTTTTCTTTCTGCCAGGGGCAAGAGGTATGTGTTCGTATGTCATGACACGAAACACTAAATCTTCAGTTGGTATCTCTTCTGGAAGAACTTTAGTGACGGACTTTTTAGAAACTTTAACGTCTGCAGACAATGTTGCTGCTAATTCGTCAATTTTTTCTTGTGTCAGTCTTGCTGCTCTTACCACTTTTGCTGCTTCAATACTTTCCGGAAGAAAACACTCTTGTTCATTTTCTACAATAAAATCGTAAACGGAGTATTTTTTATCGATATATTCGCAGTATGATGTTTTGCTTTTGTGTATTTCCCTGAGCATGTCTTTATTGTTCAGGTAATTCCTTTTAGGTGCAGGCGGTGTATTCATTGTACTCCTAATTATTATTATTGTTGTATTGTATGTTCTTTTTGAGTAATTGTCAAGAGCTATAAGGGCGGTAATTTTTAAGATAAATATATGATTACACAGGACTTAGATATGGCAACCACAGATTATAGAGCAAGACTGAAAGCAAAGCCAGGCCAACGTAGCGAATTATTTAAACAATCTACTGAGTGGGTTTTGGGACCAAACGATCCAGCGAATGTATTATATCCGCTGTATGCAACCGGCGGGCTAATTTTTCCATACACGCCTGTTGTAACTGTAGCTGGAACTGCAAATTATGAAGAGTTGGCATTCACTCACAGTAACTACAAGCAGTTGGTTTATAAAAACTCAACACCGTCTGAAATTATTGTTACTGGGAAGTTTGTTTCGCAAACATTGGATGAAGCAAAATATACTCTTGCAGTGTTGCACTTCTTAAGAAGTGTTACAAAAAGCTATACTGGAGCACAAACAGCAGGCCAAGGCTTATCTGGAACACCGCCTCCCATATTGCTGTTTGATTACAACGGAACATACATGTATAAAGATGTTCCTGTAATTATAAAATCATACACTATGGAATTGTCAGACACGGTAGATTATGTTCCTGTGAAACACACAGAAACAAACATATCTTATGTCCCGGCACTTACGACAGTCTCTGTAACACTAGACTATCAATATAATCCAAACAAATTAATGAATTCGTTTAATTTGGATTCCTTTAGACGTGGAAACATGATTTCCGGTAGTAATGGATCTCACAACGGAGGGTATATTTAATGGCATATCTCAAGAAGCCCACAAGTTTTTATGCTCAAACATCAGTTAAGGAATTTTATTTAGATGTATGGGAACCGATAGAAATTGCACCTAGCTCAAATGATTCCTTGACGAAAATACTACGCAAGTATGAAAAACGGCCGGACTTAATGAGTTATGATTTATATGGGACAGTAAGTTTGTTTTGGGTGTTTGCAGTTAGAAACCCAGACTTAATAAACGATCCAATTGAAGATTTTGTGGCTGGCTTAGAAATATACGTGCCATCTAGAAGTTCGTTGCAAGGAATGTAAAATGCCAGATTTTAACATGATCTCAAATGTGCCAGGTGCAGGTGCCACTCCGTATAAATCCCTCAGTTCCGTAAATAACGAAACTGTTGTTAACTGGCTACCTAACGAATTAGATGCAGTTGATACAAGCACATACCATATTAAATTTTATGCAATTGACGAGGGTTCTGAAAAAGAAAGACAATACTTGAATCCAGTTAAGAGTTACTTGATTGCAGAAACTGGTGTGACTAGTGATATTATCGATAATTTAAAAATAGAAACAATACCTGGTTATTCATCAAAGGCTGGGACTGGAACAAGCACAAACATTTCGTTCACGATAACACAGCAGCATTCAGCAAATCTAATGGATACGCTGAGATCTGGCTTGTTAAGGATTGGCAGACCAAATCACTTAAAAACAACTTATATTTTAGCGTTGTCTTTTAAAGGAAGATCCGAACACACTTCTCAACCAGTAACAGTGGGTGGAAAGACTTGGGTCTGGCCGGTAACTGTAGTTGGTGTAGATATACATGTAAATTCCTCAGGCAGCACTTATGATTTTAACTGCATTGGCGCAGACAATATTGGAAACATGGATCACATTGCAAACCTTCAACAAACAACAACTATAACCGCAGGCACAGTGGCGGAATTTTTAGTCCGCTTAGAAGAAGCACTGAACAAAGCACAGGAAGAAAGAATAAAAAAACGTGCCCCTGGCACTAGTTTGCAAGGTGTGCCTGACAAATGGGATTTTCAAGTATTTGGGACATCTTTAGTAAGAACAGATCTTCCCACAAGCTACATCGTTGAAGCAAATGCGCTGCTAAATTCAAGCATTGTTCCTGACCCGCAAGGAAGGAATGACAGATATGTAAATTTTAAAGGTGGCCCTGGAGGAGTTCAAATTTCGTTTGAACCTAAGACAGACTTAGTTAGGGTTATCGACTCTGTATTGGCAAACACTACATATTTCGAGAAAAAAATAAAAGGCGAGCCAGTGTCCGACAGTCAGCAGCAGGATCAATCTAGCGAAGACGTGTTCAGACAACTTTACAGAATTGAGACTGGGAACGACTTAATTTCGTATGATTTGACTAGAAATGATTATGCAAGAATATACAGATACCGCATAGTGTTATTTAATATTTCAACGTTAATTACTAAGCGTGACCAAATGCTAGAGGTTATTCCTAGATCTAAAAATAGATATAAAACGTATCGACAAAAGTTTCTTCTTGCAAAAAGATACGACTATTTGTTTACAGGAAAAAATAACCAAATACGAGAATTTGATATTAAGTTTAATTACGCTTGGTATGTAGAGTTGCCAGACAGAGCTGGAGAGCAGGCACGACAGTATGAAGCTGAGCCTAACAAAAACGCGAGTAATGATAACACTACTCCGTTCGCTACAACTGCAATGTCTAGGATATTTGATCACAACCCACTATCGACAGATCCAGCGCCAGCAATATTTGGCACAGATACTATAGTCTCACAAAATATTGCAAATACGCCAATTCCAATGCGGCCAGGTTGGGTTCCAGAAACAGTGCAGCCAGTAACAATTGTGGAGCAGTTTAACACTTCCACAAACAGTAATGTTGACGGCGTGCCAGGCAGTAAAACTTCTGGAAAAACATTCTTAAGTGCGATGTTTACACAGCTAATGCACAACAAAAACGCAGATTTTATTACTATAGATTTAAAAATTAAAGGTGATCCATATTGGATGAATAGTCCGTTTCCGGCGAATTCAAAAGCTGCTGCACCGTCACTAGATGAAAGCCTAACACAATTAGTAAAGGACTTTTACGCAAACGGCAAAAAAGAATGTGCTCCTGTAAACTTTTCTCAAAACTATTTGTTATTTACAACTGCGACACCAGAAATAAATGCAGTGTTTGGGGAAGGAAATCAGCCACCGAAGTTTTCTGGAAACTCGTTAATCACCGCAGTCTACTCAGTGATTAATGTAAAGAACTCTTTTGACAAAGGATGGTTCACACAAGAACTAGAGTGTATCAGAGACAATCTGTTAGACTTAACACAAATTTCGGACTTCTACTAATGCCAGTATATAAAAGAACTAAGCACGGCACACATAGTCATGAATCTAGTAATAAGATTACTAAATTAAATGGCATATACATTGGGTTTATAAAAGATAACTCCGATGTACAGAAAAATGGAAGGCTCAGAATCTGGATTCCAGAAATGGGCGGCATGCAAGACAACGAAAATTCATGGAAAATTGTCAACTACTGTTCTCCATTTTTTGGACACACTGATTATACTAAGAATAAATCTAGTAGCCCAAATTATGAAGACAGCCAAGTATCATACGGCATGTGGTTTGTTCCGCCCGACGTTGGCAATCAAGTAACAGTCTTTTTCGTAAACGGAGACCCTGTTCGAGGATACTGGTTCGGTTGTGTACCACAGCAGTACTCAAACTTTTCAGTTCCGGGCCATGCAGCAGACTCTAACCATTATCAAAATAACGTGGGCGGGGAAAGCAAAGGGAAGCCATTGCCAGTTGGAGAATATAATAAATTACGTCCGGATATTCCTAATCCAGACAGTGTTCAACGTCCAGTTAATACAACTGCATACAACGGCATTTCACAACAAGGGCTTGCACAAGACAAAGTGAGGGGAATGAACTCTAGTTCTGCTAGAAGAGAATCGCCATCACAAGTGTACGGAATTTCCACACCAGGACCAGAAATTGCAGGAAGCCCTGGACACAGAACCGGCGGCAGTCAGTTAGTTTTTGATGATGGCGTAGGCACAGAATACATTGCATTCAGAACTAAAAGTGGAGCACAAATAAAAGTTGATGAGACAAATGGTTTAGTTTATGTCATCAACAAAAAAGGTACTTCCTGGATACAAATGGATGCAGATGGCAACGTCGATATATTTGGCGCAAAGTCTATGTCAGTAAGGGCGTTAGAGGACATCAACTTCCGAGCAGACAGAGATGTGAATATTGAGGCTGGCAGAAATGTGAACTTAAAAGCAGCAAAAGATCATACTGGAACTCCAGGCAGCGATATAGGAAGTGAAGGTTCGGGTCAAGGTGGCGACATAAAAATTAGAGCACTAAACAATTTAGATGTGGTTGTACAGAAGGATAACCATTTCAGTGTAGGGCAAAATTCCGACACTGTTGTTGGAGCAGTAACAAAAGTTACTAGCAACGGCGCACTTCATCTTAAGACAAATGCAACTGCGCATTATCAATCAGCTGGAGCATTAAATGTTAAGAGCGGTGCCGCCCTAAACTTGCAATCAGCAGCGTCTACAAACGTCTTAGCTGGGGCTAATATAGTACAGACAGGTGCTGCAATACATTTAAATGGCCCCGCAGCAGCAAGCTCGCAAGCAGCTACAGATGCCGTGGCAGCGACGCCACCAACTGTAAATCAGAAGACAAATGTGTTAGCAGATTTTAGCGATGCGTTTAGATATAACAGGAAGACAGGACAGCTTTACACTGTTGCGTCGAGGTTGATTACTTATGAACCGTGCCCAGAGCACGTAAATAAAGGGGCATGAAGCCCCTTTTTTGACTACTAACGTTGGCTAATCAGCAGAATTTTTTCTTGCCAGGCTGCTTAAGAAGTGCCTCCATTTCGTCCAATACTACTAGTGCATCAAATGCACGTACATCTGTAACGACATATTTTTTGTTAAAATAGTCGTAAATACCAACTTCTGTAACTCGGCCATTTCGCCCATGCTGCATTGGAACAAAGCGTTTTTCTTTGTTTGCTGAGTTCAATTGTTCAGCAGCTTTGCTAATGGAATTGTAGCGTTTCAGAATGTTATCGGTCATTTAGTGGAACTCCAGGTTTGTTAGTGAATTGTTAACTGCCAACACAGTATACACTCTGCATTTATATTGTCAAGTCCTTTGTTAAACCACTGGTAAATTTATAGATAAATACACAAAAGAAAAGGAAGAACTGATGAAAGCAACCTATGTGGGATTTACAACCGTGGGAAGATTGTCCCCTCCCTATACGATAACTGACATCGAACTGGTAAAACAGGACATCCTAAACGAGTTTAACACTCGTGTTGGCGAGAGAGTAATGCTTCCAAACTTCGGTTCTATTATCCATGAGCTCATTATGGATCCACTAGATGCAATATCAAAAGAAGACGTCCTAAACGACGTTAAGAAAGTGATTGGGAATGAACCTAGAGTCCGATTAATTTCAGATCCGATTTTAACAGAAATAGACAACGGCATACGGGTTGGCGTAGAACTTCTATTCATCCCACAACACACAGCAGACCATTTACTGATAGAATTTCAGAAAGACATAAGAGAGAGCCTATAACATGTCACAATCCATCCGCCAGGAAAACCTATTCGCCGCAGAAGATTTTACAAAAATCTATCAGAGCTTTAAAAACGTCGATTTTAGAGCATACGACTTTGATTCTATAAAGCAGTCGATGATAGATTATATCAGCGCACATTACCCAGAAGATTTCAATGACTACATTGAGAGTTCGGAATTTATTGCAATTATTGAATTGTTATCTTATTTGGGGACTAGCTTGGCGTTCAGAGTAGATTTGAACTCCAGAGAAAACTTTATGGATACTGCTCAAAGAAAAGAGAGCATTATCCGTTTGGCGAGAATGTTGAACTACCAGCCAAAAAGAAATATTGCTGGAGAAGGATTGTTTAAAATTGTAACGGTTCAAACAACTGAGCCGTTAACAGATAGCCTTGGCAGAGATATTAGTAACACGCCGATTGCTTGGGATGATCCAAACAACAGCGATAGCTACGAGCAATTTATTGCGATTGTTAATGCGACACTTTCGTCTATTAATCCATTTGGGAAACCATATAAAGCTGGATCTGTAAATAATATTAATACGCACCTTTATCAAATGAACAGTATTCCTGGAATTGAAGTTGCGTATCCAGTGTCTGTGTATGTTAACGGCGTATCCCTTCCGATGGAAGTTGTAAATCCAGACTTCACTGACGGCGAAAACTTTTTTGAAAGAGAGCCAGATCCTAACAATGCAATGTTTTTGATTTACAGAAACGACGGGCAGGGACTTAGTTCAAACAATACTGGCTTTTTCTTTTACTTCAAGCAAGGCGATTTGATTAACATTGACAATAGTTTTGACTTTCCAATTGCAAGCAGGGTTTTAAGCATCCCTAATAAAAACATTAACGAGAACGATGTTTGGGTACAAGAAATTAACAATGCCGGTATAGTGCAAGCATCCTGGACAAAAGTTGACAACACGAACGGCAACGAGAACATTATTTTCAATAGCATCTCAAAAAATGTTAGAAAGATTTATTCTGTCATAACAAAAACTGGAGATGCAATCGACATTGAGTTTCCAGATGGCAACTTTGGTGAAATCCCAACAGGCTTATTCAGAACATGGGTAAGAACATCTGCTGGGACATCGTATGTGTTGCGTCCTGAAGATGCACAAAACTTAGAAGTTATTATTCCTTATTACGGTGCAGATAACTTGCAGTACGTGATGACATTCTCATGCAGCTTGCAAGAATCCATCAACAATTCTTCTCCGTCTGAAACAAACGAAGAGATTAAAGTTAGAGCTCCACAAGTTTATTACACACAAAATCGAATGGTGAACAACGAAGACTACAACGTGTTCCCGCTGTCGCAAGGTAACAGCATCGCAAAAATTAAGACAATTAACAGAACACATGCTGGGCACAGTCGCTATATTGACATTAACGACCCAACTGGTTTCCATCAAAATTTGTTATTGCTGGCAGAAGACGGAGCGTTATATAAAGACGGTCGAGTTCCAACTATTACTTCTTACCTTAATAATAACCCAGGTGAAGAATACTCCATTGCGTCCAGTGACTTAACTGCATTTTTAAAAGGCACACAGCTGAGCAATTTCTTTTACAGTGATTATTTAAATGAGTATAAAAGATTAAAATCATCTGAGTATGATCTTAATTCTTCAACATACAATCAATTTAATGTGTATGAATTTTTAGGCTCTTACACTTGGAGCCCGCAGCCAGACGCAGCAAAGAATAATACTGGCAACATACTCAGTGCTTCTGGAGCCAAGTTTAATTATTTGGCACAGCCAGGCACGCAAGTTGGAAACCACCCTGTGTCTAATGCTCCTATTTACGATAAGGATTTTGGATATTTCAGATTCTTTGAGCCAGGTGCAATGGTAAAATTTGTTAACCCAGCTTCATCAAGCGACTTCCAATGGGCAGTGGTAGATTCAGTTACACAACACACAGGTACGCTTGTTGACGGCGTGATGTTTACGTTTAGCGTAGAAATACCAAAAGGTTGGCGAGTACACGATATTATGCCAGCATTTAGAAAAGAATTTACTGATGCTGAGCTAACAAACATTTCGTCTGAAATGATAAAAAGAAATAATTTCGGAATTGCATACGATGTGGAGTTGGATTTGTGGTCGCTGGTGTCTACACCATCAAATGATTATTTTAATTTGTCGACTCCGGAAAATAGCTGGCTGGTGGATGCAACTTTTGATCCGACAGAAGTGGCATACACTTTTGTTTCTCGTGGTTCTAGATATGTGTTTGAGTCACTTCAGGAAGTTAGATTCTTCTTTGATACTAACCAAGAAAACTTCGACGTTCAAACACTTGAATCAGATGTAGATGAAATTGAAATCCTTGATAGTAACGCATCTCCAAACTACACTGAGACGTGGATTCAGTCTGGCGGTTATTGGGTTAATGCCAGTAACATGTCTATATCTTACAGCGTAGGAACTGGAATATTTTTAGCTGATAGGTCGATATCTAATTCAAATGCAACTGCATCAATTTACACAGTCATTGGTACAAGCGGAGCTCCGTTGCCTATCCATAACGGATTTATTTCCGCTACAGACATTGGCGCTGTATCCGCAACTGATAAAATTATTGTGAAGTATACAGATAATGCTACACCTCTTGGCAGCAAAGCAATTTTAAATTTGTTTAATCCTGTGTTTGAGGAAGATGGTTATTTAGATCCAAGCAAGGTTGAAGTTATTCCAGCCGATACTAACAAGGATGGTATTCCAGATGAGCCAGAATTATTTAACAGACTTGTGTCTCAGGATGATATCATATTTTTAATTAACTATATTGACAGCGACAACAACAAAACTAGATTGTTGTGGCAATCTAAATGGTCTGATTTTAGAATAGATCCATTTACAGGATTAACATATTCTGACTTACTGTCAAACGAACTATTCTTAATTAAAGACGGAACACAAGTTGCATTTCTTAATGCAGTGAACTCTTTGATTTCGACTCACTTGACACAAACTGCTGAAGCGGCAATTATTGCAACTAAGATTGTGTATATTGAAAAGCGGGAACCTATTAGTGATGAAATTATTGTCAATAATATGACGAATTTTTCTCCGATAAATATAATGTCGATTGACAGTGCAGAGATTAATAAAATAATAAACTTGCAACCTGGAGCACCAGTGTCGCTTGTTACAGATTCAGAACACTTTGTTAGAAACGGAAGATCATTTACGTTGAACACAAATGTTGAAACTGAGCCGTTTACATTCAAGTGGAGACACTACGCGCCAATTGATAATAGAATAGACCCAAGTATTAGCAACATCATGGATATGATTGTGCTGACAGACGCATACTACAACGGCGTGTTGTCATGGAAAAATAGCAATCTTCCTATAACTGAGTTTCCACCTAAACCGACCACACAAGAGTTATCCGTAGCATATGACACGTTCAATGATTATAAAATGCTGTCAGATGAAATTGTGTTTAACTCTGCGTCCTTTAGAGTACTGTTTGGAAGATCAGCAGCACCAGAATTACAAGCAAGATTTAAAGTTATTAAAACAACAACTACGACGTTTTCGGACAATGAGATAAAATCTAAAGTGATCTCAGCAATAGATTCATTCTTTGGAATTGACAACTGGGACTTCGGTGAAACATTTTATTTTACTGAGCTTGCAGCATACATACATAAGCAGTTGACTGGAGTTATTTCGTCTGTCGTATTAGTGCCAACGTATGGCACATCGCAGTTTGGTAATTTGTTCCAGGTGAAATCGGAGCCCAACGAGATTTTTATCTCTACAGCAACAGTTTCGGACATTGATATTGTTTCGAACTTAACTAACACTAACATGAGATTGTAATGAGCGAAAAAAATAAAATTTTTAAGAAACTGCCAAGTATCTTCCAAACAGAAGTTGAAAGACAGTTTTTCGATTCCACATTTGAACAATTATTTTCCGCAAAAGATAGCCAGAAAGAAACTGGCTATGTCGGAAGAAGGGTTTCCGGATTTTATGATGCAATAAATGATTATTTTCTTTCACAACCAACAAAAGAGAGAACATGGTATCAGCTTGAGCCGATAGCTGTATCCACAGACAATGCAACACTGTCTAATTCGAACGAAGTGTTTTACGAGGAACTAATTAACGAGATTAATTTCCTTCAAGGAAATACTTTAAATCACGATCGTCTGTTTAAGGGAAAATATTATTCCTTTGCTCCTCCTATCGACTATGATAAATTCACCAACTTCCAAGCGTATATGTGGATTAGCGATTTCCCAGCAATTGACTTGCCGAATGTAACAGATGGCGATATACAGACTCTTATTCTAAATCAGCTACATTACAGTTACATGATGCCAAGTGGCAACCCTTTAGTTTTTACAAATGGGTTACGTGTATCTTTTTCCGGCTCCGCAACACACACTCAAGAATATGTTGTTGAGGGCGTCGGCACAGGAATAATGTTAGTTGAGGATATACCGGTAGTTACAATTCCAGATATAACTGACATTATTGTAGACAGCGACATTATAGGAAAACAACAGTACACTGCTGGCACAATTAAGTTAGCTGATGGAATGAGAATAAAATTTTCCAACTCCAGTTCTTATAACAAAGTTCTAGTTGTAAGTGGTGTTGGGTCAGCAATTGTGTTAATTGACGATCCTTTTGCAACATCAAATCCAGACTATATCACTATCCAAAGAGGAAGTGTAGATGGAAACCAATGGTCGAGATCTAACAAGTGGTATCACAAAGATGTTGTTGCAACAACTTCTCAAATTTTAAATAGTACAACTTTGCTAACTAACTCAATACAAGCAAGACGTCCTATAATTGAGTTCATTAGAGATTTAGAATTGTTCGACTTTGGGACAAGATCTCGCGGCGAAGTTAACATTGCAAGCATTGTGCCGTTTGACTTGTTGCAAGCCAAGCCACTGCCACTATCAGTTGATGGCGTTCCCCTTACTGATGGGAAAAAGATGATTTTCTTAACTGAAGATACGCATCACACTTTTTCAAACAAATGTACTTACAACCCAATTGCGCCGCCATACACACATCGGCTTGCGTCTGATCTGGGTATGATTCCAATCTCAGATGAGATGCAACTTTTTGCAATTGTAAAAAGACCATGTGCTTTACCAGGTGGAGTAAAATTCTTTTATAACCCACAATGGTACAGCGTGTCTGATGAGAGCAACACTATAGACTTTACAGTTAGGACACCAGGCCTGAGCAACGTTTATGAAACTACTATCTTAGATGACGAGGAAAAATACGGAACATCTGACGATGTGTCCGGGTTGTTAGATTCGCAATACCATTCCGCTGCTGAAATGGACACTGTTGACGTACATGTAAATGGCGGAATAAGAAGCCTTGTTCCAAACTCAACGTTAAACAACAACAGACGTTTTTCGTTTAGTAATCAGTCTGGTTTAACTATGGCAAATTTAATCAGTGTGAATATTAAAAACTTTACACCTGGAAACATAGACACTACTGACCTCACTACTTCAAGTCCAAATTACTCTGCTGACCATGCAGATGCAACTACGCCAACAGTAATTCACTCTGGTGATTCATATGACTATGACTTTGCTGACCCAGACTTAACTGGTATTATTTCTGGAATAACTATTACTGCACAAAGCATTGTTATTACTACTGCGTATGCAATCCCAACCAATAGCACTTTTAGGTTGTATGTTAGTCAGCCTACTCCTATAACATTAACTGTTGAAGAGTATATTTGGAAAGTTGTAGTAGAAGATGGCATTTCATATTTGCTGCCTTATGAAAACATTAACACTCCTGCTTTAAATGGGGACATTGTTTTTGTCACTGAGGGCGATGTTTACAAAAACACAAACTTCTATTTTAATGAAACTCGATGGGTAGAATCTACAAACCTTAAGACTTCTATCAATCAGCCGCCACTGTTTAACTTGTACTATACAAATTTGAAAGATGGCTTGCCAAGAGACTTATCTGATTTTGAGCAAAGCAATTTTAGAGGATCTAAAATATTCTCTTACAAAATAGGAACTGAGACAGGCAACGACCCTATCCTTGGATTCCCAATCGAATACAAAAACCTCGGGCAAATTGCTGATATTGTTTTCGAAAATAATTTAACTACAGATAGATACAACTATAACAACGGCGCAGAATTTGTTGAAATCCCAGGATACTATTACTATAAAAAATCCAATATAGACATGGTGACAAATGACGTAATAAGTACAACTTATGACACGTCATGGATTGTGTCTAAAACAGTATCTAAACAAAGAGTAATTGATAGATTTGTAATAGTTGATGCAGCATTGCCTCAACTATTTACACTGAGTGTTACTCCGCAATACACTTTAGAATCTGGAAATGACGTTATCGTTGTTGTGAACGGTATAAGTAAAGATGAAGGCACAGATTTTAATATTGACGGAAGAGAGATTACTTTAAATAAAACACTTCAAGTGAACGACGTGTTAGAGGTAAGAACATATTCTAAAGATTTGTTAGATCCAGCGGCACCTGGATATTACGAAATTCCAAAACAATTGGAAAACAATCCTAACAATGAGGAAGTGTACACTTATAGCGCAAACGAATTAACAAACCACTTTGTTAGCATAATGGAAAACCAAGTTGGGTTTACAGGTGACGCACTTAGTTCTAAAAACAATTACCGTGATACTGCAAGGGACATTTCTTTAGGAGAATACATTCTTCAAACTGAAAACCCAATGCTAAAGTCTATGTTTTTTGCATCTGCAAATAACATTAACTTAGTGTCGGCCCTAACTTTCTCTTCTACAGAGTACACTCGCTTTAAAGATAAGTTAGTAAAAATTGCAGGTCAATTATCTAAAGAACATTATAAGCCTGCATTACAAATCAACACATTGCATTTAGATCAGACTTTTAATGAGATCATTAAGAGAATTAACAATACAACTGAGTATTTCGGCGCATTTACAATGTCGTATATGCTTGCTTGGGGAAACTCATTTAAAGAAGAAACTTTTGCATCATCCTCAACTTTAGATGGAAAATTTACACTGTCTAACTATGTAGATTTGGCTGATTTTAAAAATAGTGTTTTGGTGTTTTATGTCGAGAACGGCAAAGATATGTTGCTGAAATTAGATTCAGAATATACTGTTGACCCAGGCAACCCAATAACTATACAGATTCAAGACTATGCTGTTACACCAGGTCACTATGTGGTTCGACTTTACGAAGACACATTGTCTGCTGCAATACCTTCAACGCCAACAAAAATTGGCTGTCACGGAGTGAGCGTTCCTAAAATGTTGTTAGACAGCACATACGTTACACCAACATACGTGATTGTAGGCCACGACGGATCCCGTACGCCAATTTACACTCCGAAGGACATCATGGATGGCGTTATGTCAGGAACCTTAGGTCCAGAGAATGTTGATTTACGAGATACTATTTTATTAGATTTTGAAATTAGAATTTACAATAACTTAGTTGAAAAATTCCGTGTGGATTACAACTTCTTACACGGCTGGGCAGATCTAATCCCAGGCTATGCTAGGGACACAGGGTTTACTTTGGCAGAGACGAACGATATTTTCCGTTCTTCATTCTTGCGTTGGGTTACAAAAATTAATGCAAACTACGCCACTAATTTAAGTTATGATCCTGATAATTGGATGACATGGAATTACCGTCCAGCAAATGAAGATTTGCCAGGCAACTGGAAAGGCATTTATAAATATTTTTACGACACTATTACTCCAGGTTTAACACCTTGGGAGATGTTGGGTTTTACTGAAGAGCCAACTTGGTGGGTAGAAGAATATGGCAGCAGCTACGGCAGCACCAATGCAAAATTGTGGGCGGATTTAGAAGCAGGATTAATACGTCAGGGTAATCGAGCTGGAATTAACTGGCACTTCGTTAGACCAGGCTTAACAGCGTACATTCCAGTTGATGCAGGTGGAGCAAATAAAGAGCCTTCTACTATTGGGATTGTAGTGTTACCGGCAGAAATTGACCGCGGAGCAGACTGGGTGTTTGGTGATAACAGCCCTGTTGAAGAATCCTGGATGAACAGTTCTGAATATCGCTATGTGATAATGGAAAAAATGCACGTAATGCGTCCGTCGCAGTTTGCTGAAAAGTGCTGGGATCCGTATGCTTTACAACAAGCAGAAATTAATCCATCTCAACTTATTAGTTCTCCAACATACACTAGATCATCTAACAGTGAGTTGACTGTGCATGGCGAAACTATTGACGGAGTAAAAGTTATTAATCATGGATACCAACGGTTCATCACTGACAGGTTGTTATTCCTTGGGCAAGATGTAACTGTTGATTTTGCAAATTATTTAAGAAACTTAACTGTAAAATTAGGACATCGTTACGCTGGGTTCACAAACGTTGACACTATTCAATTCTTCTTTGAAGGTACCTCAACAGGTTCTACAAACACTGGGTTAATTGTTCCAATTGAAAACATTGATACAAAAATACACACTGGCTTGCCATTAAAAGAGTATGTGTATAGTGGTGTGGTTGTTAGAATAACAGAAGATGCAAAGTATGAAGTGTATGGCTACGATGTGCTGACTCCATATTTCAAAATATTGGAAAGAGACATCAACAGTCCAGCAACTGCATTATCTGTTGGTGGAACAAATGCAAATTTCAGACCTTATAGTTCGTCTGCTTCGTATAACGACGGCGACATTGTTCAATACAACACGCAATTTTATCAATCGCTTGCTGTGCAAACAGTAAGTAAATTTAGCGAAGGTAAATGGAAAAAACTGTCAGCATTACCATCCATCGGCGGACATAATTTACAATACCGCACTAAAGGTGTTAAGAATGTAACCACAGTAGAATATGGCACAAAATTTGATAGTGTGCAAGCAGTGTTTGACTTCTTAATCAGTTACGGCGATTATTTGAAAAGTGAAGGTTGGGATTTTACACAAGTTGACGGCGACACTAATGTAATTAAAGATTGGAAAAATGCAGGAAAAGATTTTGCATTTTGGACTACTACTTCTTGGTCAACAAATAATACTATTTGTATTAGCCCGATTGCAGACAATGTTACGTTAACAGTATCTCAAGGATACCCAACTAGTATTGAGAAGTTTGAAACTGGTGTATACAACATACTTGACCAATACGGGTACTCGATATCTCCCAAAGATGTTGATGTTGTTAGAGATGACCAAACTATATCTATCCGTAGCAAAGTTGAAAGTGTTGGTGTATACTGCTTGAGAATTACAACAAAGGAAACAGAAAACATCTTCGTATTTGATAATACTACAGTGTTTAACGATACTATGTATGATCCTGTTTTAATGGACAGACAGAAGAGACTAAAAGTTATTGGGCTAAGATCTAGAAATTGGTTTGGTAAATTAGAAGCCAATGGGTATATTATTTCTGGAAATAAATTAATTCCTAACTTTGAAAACTTAACTGACTCAATTAGAGATTATTATAACAGTGAAGTATCTCTTGATAACCCACAAATGGAAGACACAGCACGGCACTTGATTGGTTATCAAAACAGAGATTATCTCGATAACTTGCAATTGCTAGGCGACACACAGTACTCGTTCTATAAAGGCATGCTTCCAGAAAAAGGAACAGTGCAGCCAATTGATAAATTGTTGCGTTCAACATTTATTAAAGGAAATGAGAACACTGAAATTTATGAAGAGTGGGCGTTCAGAGTAGGGGAATATGGATCTGTAAACGACCATACTTATATTGAGTTTGGCATTTCCGGATCGGAATTAAAACAAGATCCACAACTAGTGCAACTGGTGTTCCCAGAAGGTCCATCACATACTAAATTTGTGTCAGAAGCAATTATCACAAATGCTACTGAAGTTTATTCTGGCAAACCATACGCAGAAATTACACCTGTTTCGGGAGACACATTTACGACTGCTGCAACAGCAGACTTAGTGTTAACTGAAAACAAATTAACTGCAATTAAGATAACTAACCCCGGTAATGGATATGGGCAAACGCCAACCATTACAATTTTTAAAGCTGACGGAACAGAATCGTTAGACACTGCATTGCTAGTTACTAAAAATGAAATTACAGTTGATGATCCTACAGATGAGAAGATTGTTATTGATATTGACGATAACATCCGTTGGCTTTCACGTCCATTTGAAAAATCATATCTTAATTTTGTTCCTTTAACAACACTTAGCAAAGTTGACACTGTTGTAAAAAATGCAGGATATGTTCATTTAGACGACATTGACTTCACAACATACGACATTGCAAAACTCCCAGCGTTGTGGGCAGACACACAAAAAGAAATTCCAACTGCCGGTGACTATGTGTGGGTTGCAAATGCAAATTATATTAACCGAGAATGGTCTGTATTAAAACTGTTCACTGGAAGTCTTGCGCAAAATCAATTGCCTGGCTACGTTGTTCTTAACGACGACATATACACATACACTCCGACAAATGCAGCAACGATTTCAGATGTTACTGAATTAAAAGATGCTGATGGAAAAGTTGTTGACGTAATACCGTTAATAGCAGTGGAAGCGTATGTGTTTAAAAATGTTAGATTCTCAACTCTCGCTGACGCACAAGCTAGCGGAGAACCAAAAGCATGGGTTGATAACGCTGGTGCAGGATGGGCAGTGTATGCAAGTGGAAATTATACAACACCTGCAAGAAAGGAAGGCCCACTAGTAGATTCCGAACTGTTTGACATTATGCACGTCTACTCTAGAGACACAGGAAAAACAATCATTGACGTCCCAGTGTATGACCCGTTCAAAGGGTTCATCCCAGGCATCGCAGATAAGAATTTAACTTATAAAAATGATATGGATCCAACTCGCTACAGTGTTGCAGCTGATCCAACAATGCTAGACGACAGTAATTCTTTCGACAGCAGAGAAGTCGGGCATTTGTGGTGGGATACATCTAAAGCAAAATACTTGTATTACGAGCAAGGGACAGACGCGTACATGATGGGAAACTGGGGAAGACTATTCCCGGGTTCCGAAGTTGTGATTTACGAATGGGTAGCAAGTGATGTTCCTCCAGAACAATATACTGGAACTGGAACACCGAAGAACACAACTGACTATGTTGTGCGTTCTGCATATGATGCGTTTTACAACAGCGTTAAGTCTGTGTACTTCTTCTGGGTAAGAGACAAAACAACTGTGCCTCAATTCTTGAATCACAGAAGTATGTCTGCGCTAAGTGTTTCTAGATTAATTAGCAATCCAAGAAGCAACGGGTATGTGTGGTTCAGCTTTATTAATGAATATGAATACATTTTTAACAATTTAAATGTGTTCATTTCTAGCTTGGATAGTGTAATACAAATTAATTACAGATTTACTAAAAATCAAAATCCAAAACATGTTGAGTGGAAGTTGATTTCCAAAAACAAAGCATCGTCTTTGATTCCAGATAGATACTGGGCTAAGATGACTGATAGCTTAGTTGGGTTTGATTCGATGGGAAGAATTGTTCCAGATCCAAAACTGTCTGTATTTGAAAAATATGGAAACCGTGTACGTCCAAGACAGACTTGGTTTGAAGATATCACTATGGCAAGAAAAGTGTTTGTTCAAAATGCAAACTCTCATCTTATTTCTATACAGCTTAAAGATATAGATCCACTGTGGAATGCAGACTTGCCAACTAACGATTACTGGGAATATGTTGACTGGTTCGAAGTTGGGTATAATGAAACTAACACAGTTCCGTTAATGGAAGTTGAGTCATTGTCCGATTTGTCTTCTGCAGATAAAGAGTATCTTGGACAAGGTGGCATAGTAAAAGTGTATGTGTTAGACAATTCAACATACTACTCTTATGATATGGCAAACAACGTGTTTATTATTGTTCGCAGAGAAAAAACTGCAATGCAATTAAAATCTACAATTTATACAGTCACTTACAACATGGCGTTAAATTTAGAAATTAGAGAAATCTTAGATGCGTTGAGTGGACGAATTTTTATAAACGATTACATTGTTTATAAAAACAACATGTTCTTTGCAATGGTAACATATGCGTTTTCTGAACAGCAGGATATTGATTGGGCGTTTAAAACAACATATATTAACTTGTCTCAAGCAGGAGAGGAATTAACACACGATAGAAATTATTCCCCAGACTCGTTTGGCGACTTCATTAGCTATGTTAACGAAGTTAAACCATATCAGACTAAAATTAGAGACTACAGTGTTTCATACTCGTTGCCGATAGATTATGCAACTGGCACAGCATGGGATATGGACTCGTTAGCATACACAACTGATTCCGATGGATATACACATGCAGTATTGAATCCTGCATATCCGCCTAAAGATGTCCCAAGATATTACAGCACATACGTGATACGCGATAGTGTTCAGCCAGGCTTTGTAGATAAGAGCATGTTTGTTTACTTTGGTGATGAGACAAAATCTGGAGACGGAGTAAATAATTCGTTTGTATTTGATGACATCACTAGTGTGTGGAAAGCATATGTTAACGGTCGTCTATTAGATAGAGATGAATATTACACTGACGAAGATGCCACAACTGGAAAATTGATTGTGATATTCGATGTTATTCCGCCGTTCGGGTCTAACAACATCACTGTTGTGTCCGGTGTTAATTTTACCCACACTGCACTTGAAGAAATGAGATTGCAATATAATTCAACAGGGCAAAGATTTACTTCAGTAAATATGAAGATTACAAACCCTGCTGATATTAAAGTGGTTAATTATGATATTGACTTGGCACATACTGGAACACCAAAAACAGGATGGGGCGGCTCACCTTGGGACACGTACGGCTGGAATGTTCCTGGCGTATCTATAATTTCAGATCCTGAGAAAGTTACTCAGTTTACAGTGTACTCTGGTGCAGCAAACAGCTATTTGCACATTAGGACTGACCTCACAACTAACTTGCTATCGTTTGCCCCGACAGGCAACACAATAAACTATTCCTCATACGCAACAGTACAAGGAATAAATTCTGCAACAGTTGCAGAGTTAGCGGATTTGCAAACATTTAATTATGAGTATTCAGTAGAGTACAATGCAATGTTCGGCGGAAAAATTATTGATGCTGAGCGGTTTGAGTATTTGTCTTCTATTGGTTGGGATACAGAGCCATGGTCATCTGCAGGATGGGACAGAAGAATTGTAACTCCTCGCATTGTGACATCTGTTGGTCCAGAAACAATCTTAGACTTTACAAATATTGCTAATGGAGAAACATCAACTTACAGATTCAATGATGTGATCGAAGTAGATTCTGCAACTATCAATGGCGCAGCAGTCAGCACAACAACTTCTGTAAGACCAGGGTACACATACGTTACTCTAGCAACTACACCTGCATATGGAAACACGGTGTTAATAAAATATCACTACACTACTGATCACAACTTTGAAGTTCAGTTAGAAAATGATGTATTAGACGGAAGTGTATTTGTTCCTACTCCAAGCGATATTGGCATGACCGATGAACTTGCAGTTTACAGAACTTCCGAAAACGTAGTTGTAACTGTGGACACAAATGGAAGAAAAATAAATGAGTCTTTCTTTGGTGATGGTGTCAAATTTGAATTTGTACTAGTGCAAAATTTGGGACAAGGTGTGTCACTTGACCATGTTACTGTGGACGGTGTTGTGATTCCACAAAAAGATGCAACTGGCACAACACAGTGGATTTTAAATGTGTCGGCCGATGGAAAATATGTACTTTCGTTTGTAGAAGTGCCTGTTGATGATTCAACAATTGTTGTATCTTATAGAATTGGCGCACTAAGACAATATTACGGTGCTGACGATGCGAGACATTATGACGGAAACACTACTAATCAAGTAGTATTCGTTGACGGCAAACCAATAGCAGTTGTTGATGACGAAGCGGGCTGGGACGGAGAAGAATGGGATAACTATACTGGGATGGATGACAACGATGTTGGGTTAATTTTTCCATACTACAGCGGAACCCCAGAAGAACACAAGAGCAAATACTTATTGCCATCCAGCTTGTCAGATGTTCGCATTTATGTTGTGAACGATACTACTACAGGCGTGTCTAATTTTATATTCCAAAATAAAGATACTGGCACTGGAGGGGATTATGTTGTTACGCCAACATTAACATATTTGGCAGCGCAAACGAATCCTTCTTATGAAAGAACTTCGTTGAAGAATAGATATCGCGGGTATATGCAAGGGTTTTATCCAAAAACTCCTATGGCAACACAGGATTCATTCGTTGGCGATGGATCAGAAACTACGTTCTTAACAACAGTTGCCATTGTGCCTGATTCCATAATAAGCATATTCGTCAATGGGAAATTAACGACGTATACCTTTGGTGTAGAATATACTCTTGCAGTGTATCCTAATAAAACTACAGCGATTGTATTAGCAACACCGTTGGGCGCAGGCCAGACAATGGATGTAAATTATGACACACCTGAGTTCACTAAAATATTTAACAATTCAAATATGGTGATATTTAACGCACAGCATCACATGCAAGTGCAAGATTCGGATCCAAATATGTCTCAAAAAATTCTTGTAGAGTATGAGTTGTCTCCAGTAAGTTTCAAAATGCACCTTACTGAACAAGACACAAAAACATTTACTAGAATTGGTGACGAGGATTCTACATACTTGTTCTTAAAATTGGAAGAAGACTCGCAGGAGATTTGTGTTGAGGATGCGTCATTGTTGCCGAAACCAACAATGGGACATCCAGGAGTTGTGTGGATTGGTGGAGAAAGAATTACATATGTTGCAATACAATACGACGCATCTGTAATTAGATATGAAACAAACCCAACTGATCCTACACAAGAGATACCTGTTGAATACACTAAAGATATATTAAAAGGTGTTCTTAGACACACTGGCGGAACAAGTATTGCGGCAACTAGAAATCCAAACGGAACTGCAAACACTACATATCCAATAGGTAAAAAAGTTACATCTGGTGATAATTTACAGTTTGTTCCAAATGCAGATGTTCCATTCTGGGAAAATTCAATTGGCGGTTTAGCGATGTCTACTACACAACAAGCTGAATTTTTAAGAGACAGACCAGGAACTGGAGTAAATGTCTAACATTTAAAACAGTGGTTAATTTTTGTGATAAATATGGATATGGAAGAAAATAACACAGAAACAAACAAAAAAGAGGAATGCGTGGACGAGCAAGTTACTGTCCACGCTGAAGCCCATATACTTATTCGTGTAAAAGGCGAAGACAAAATTTTATTGAATAAAAGAGGATAACAATGTTTGGGGAAGATGCAAATTACACAGTAGTCGGACTTGTCAAAATTAGAGACAAGGAAACTGGCGAAGTATTGAGAGATGTTACAAATGCCATTCACTTTGGTAATTTAGCATCGTCTATTGCTCAAGCATTGTCTGGGCTAGAGAATGGACACATTCGTTACATGGCATTTGGAAACGGGGGTACTAGGATTTCACAAAATGGTGAAATTTTGTATCGTGAACCGCAAGTGTCTTTGTTCCGAGATCCTAGTTCCTCTCTATATAATGAGACCTACAAGAAGGAGATTAACCAATCCCCTGGGAATACTGTTGTTCCAATTATCGGAAGTTCAAACTTCACAGATATTAAAACAACTGTTACATTGGATTTCATCGAGACTGGCTTAGTACAAGACAGTATTGACCGAGCAGCTAACGTGGAAATTGAAGGCAATACTTCTACAGCAAACGGCTCGGCTGTATTTGATGAGATTGCACTGTACACTGGCCCAGCTGGCATTGTAGGTAGCTTAACAAATAGCTCAGATGTACTGATGATAACGCATGTAATTTTCCACCCAATACAGAAGTCGGCAAATAGAATTTTAGAAATTGATTACACTATTAGAATCCAATTGAGCTAAGGAAGTCATGCCATATAATATTACAAAATCAAATGGAACTGCGCATGTAGTCAATGACTTAGTTATTGATTATACATACACTGCTGCTCTACTTGGCCGGGACTCTACTAATTTTGGACAAGCAGTGGCCCAAGACGCTTTGCGCCACTTGGAAAATTTCTCCAATATCACTCCTCCCAGAGGAGCAATTAAAGGCCAACTTTGGTTTAATAGTGCAAACAATGTGTTAATGCAATATATTGGAAATGATCCTACTGGACCGAACGATAACTCAAGTGCTTCTGTAACACACTGGCAAGCAGTTGGTAGTGATTTTACTAACATTACTTCAGATTTATTGCCTGCAACAGACGCAACAAAAAATATAGGTAGCGCAACAAAGCGTTTCCATAAAATTTACGGCGTGCATGGCATATTTAATTCGATGTCAGATCCTAACACGGACGGCTCGATTGCGCTTCAAGTAACTGGTGATGCAACTCTGACTAGCGGAACGTTTTATCCAACAAATACAGATGCATTGAACCTCGGAAAAACAGATAAAGTTTGGAATGAACTTTGGGTAAACACTGCAAAAGTTACTAATTTATTAACGCTGGGAGCTAACACTAACCCTGTGTCTCTTACATCAGACGCATTTTCTCCTAACACAATACTTCCAGATGGAACTGTTAATCTTGGTAAAAACGCACAGCGATTTGCATCAGTGTTTGCAACAAATTTAGACACTACGTCTTTGTTTGTTGGCTCAGGTGGACTAACAAGTAATTTAATTCCATCAACAAACCTTGCATATGATTTAGGTTCTTCTGCTAAGAAATTTAACAATGTGTATGCAAACGGTTTTGTAGAAAATGGAGTTCCTTTATCTACAAAATATATCCAGGCTGGCCTCGCAGCAACGACTTTTACTGGTGATATTATTCTCCAGGCGACACCGCCAAATTCAGACTCCCCGCAATTAGTCTTAAGAGACAACGTAAATAACACAAGGGTGTATTATGATATTGCTGGCGAAGCGGCAAGAATTATGGGAACTTATCGAGGTGCAACATCTGATAAGACACTGTTTTTTGTTGAAGTTAACTCTGGTGATGCGAATGTTGCAAGTGGTGATATAATTGCAGGGAAACTAAGATTAAGAACTCCTTCACTCACAAATGAAACTGTTGCACAGATTGCTGGCGATGGAAGAGTGTATTTTGGTAATACTACTAGATCAACTGTTATAAACGGCAATGCATCTGCTCTGAATTATGATTACGGTGCAGGATTAAAAACAATTTGGCACACAGGAAATATGGGCTCCGGCAGCGGGCTTGATGCTGATACTGTTGATGGTAACCACCTGAGCGATTTAGATAACAGGTATGTGAACATTACTGGCGACACAATGTCTGGATTCCTAACACTAATAAATGCAAACCCATCTGATAATTTACATGCAGTACCGAAACAATATCTAGATGCACTTATTGCTGGTATTGGAAATTCCAAAGTAAACAGATCAGGCGACACAATGTCCGGCGCATTAAACATGGGTGGCTATGGGATTGCAAACATGGCAAACCCAGCTGGCCCATACGACTCAGCAAATAAAAATTATGTTGATTCAAAAGGATGGGGCGTTGTAGACATTGCAGCACCTTCCGGTGGCAACGGGTATATACGATTCGGCAACGGACTTATTATGCAGTGGGGAAAAGACACTAACGTCAGAAGTGGAGAGCAAGTAGTGTATACATCTTATCCTTACGCATTCACTTCGCAAACACTATCACTTAACATAACATTGTTGTTTCGAGTGCAAGACACTAACGCATGTATTGGGTCAAACACTGCTATGCCGTCTGCAACAGGATTTTATACACAACTATATCACACTTACGACAGCGGCGGTTCATACAACGGCTTTATGTGGATGGCAATAGGATATTAAAATATGACATACTTTTACGCACCATCCACAAGAGGTTTTTATCACTCAGACATCCATGTTGTCATTCCAGAGGATGCAATTAGCATCTCAGAGGCACAGTGGGAAAGTTTTACGATAAAGAAACAGGCTGGTTTTGATTTGAAGCACAGAGTTGGCGCTTTGCCAGTATTGGTAGAAATTCCAAAATTTTCCGACTCTTATCTTAAAGAATCTGACATAAAAGCTGCCAGGAAAAAATTATTAGAACAAACAGACGGCGCAGTTGCAAGACACCGTGATCAGAAAGACATGAAGGAAAAAACTACATTAACTGAAGCTCAGTTTAAAATATTATTGCAATATCGAAAAGACTTGCGAGACATTACTGATGATAAGGATTTTCCAAACGTAGACTTGCCTGCAAAACCAGATTTTTTATAGGATAATACATGCCGTATAATATTACAAAATCAAATGGAACTGCGCATGTAGTCAATGACTTAGTTATTGATTATACATACACTGCCGCCCTGCTTGGAAGAGATTCCACTAACTTCGGCCAGTCTGTAGCGCAAGACAATTTGAGACATTTGGAAAACTTTTCCAACACTGTTCCTCCTAGAGGAGCAATTAAAGGCCAGCTTTGGTTCAATAGTGCAAACAATGTATTGATGCAATACATCGGGGCAGACCCAGTTGGACCGAATGACAACAATAGTGTTGCATTAACTCATTGGCAAGCAGTTGGTAGTGATTTTACTAATATCACTTCAGACTTGTTGCCATCTACTGATGCAACAAAAAACATAGGTAGTGCAACAAAACGGTTCCATAGAATTTATGGTGTACACGGCATATTTAATTCATCCTCAGACCCAAATACTGATGGGACAATTGCACTTCAAGTAACTGGCGACGCAACAATTGCTGCAGGAACATTTTACCCAACTAACCCTGATGCAATAAATTTAGGAAAAACAGATAAGACGTGGAACGAAGTCTGGGTAAACACTGCAAAGGTTACTAATTTATTAACACTGGGTGCAAATACCAATCCCGTTTCTCTTACATCGGACGCATTTGTTCCTAACACAATCCTTCCAGATGGAATTGTTAATCTTGGTAAAAACGCACAGCGGTTTGCATCGTTGTATGTCAATAGCGTGGACGCTGCTTCTCTGTTTGTTGGTTCTGGTGGACTAACAAGTAATTTAGTTCCATCGACCAATATAACATTTGACTTAGGTTCTTCTGCTAAGAAATTTAACAACGTATATGCAAATAATTTTGTAGAAAACGGTGTTCCGTTATCAACTAAATATATTCAAGCAGGTCAGCCATCGACAACGTTTTCCGGAGATATTGTTCTTCAAGCAAGTCCACCCAATTCAGACTCGCCTCAATTTATCGCAAAAGACAATGTGAACAACACATTAGCGTACTTTGATGTTGCTGGAGAAGCAGCAAGAATAGTAGGTTCTTATCGTGGTGGAGTAGCTAAGCCGCTGCTTTACATAGATATTAATTCGAACGACTTAGTTACTTATGGTGATGTAATAACGAACAAATTAAGACTAAAGCCAAACACAAATGCAGCGGGCGAAGTAGTTGTACAAATTGCGCCAGATGGAAAAGTGTATTTTGGTATTGGGTCGAGATCGTCAGTGATACTTGGGAACGTGCCAGCACTGGGATATGATTATGGTGCAGGATTAAAAACTGTTTGGCACTCCGGCCTGATGGGGCATGGTTCCGGCCTTGACGCAGATACTGTTGATGGATATCATTTAGGTGATCTAGATGCTAGATATATTAACACATCTGGCGATACTATGGGTGGGTACCTAACACTAAACGCAAACCCATCAGCAGGATTACATGCAGCTCCGAAGCAATACGTTGACTCTGCTGTTGCTGGAATGTCAGGATCACTGAACTCAAAAGTAAGTAAAACTGGCGACACAATGACCGGCTCGTTAAATATGTCGGGGCTTCAGATCAACGGTCTCGGACAACCGTCTTCCGCTGGAGATGCAACAAACAAAGACTATGTCGACTCGTTAGTTAATTGGTGGAGCGGTGGCGGCTATTCTTCAATCTCCCAAAATGGAATACTTTTGTTCTCGAGCGGGTTGATGATGCAATGGGGAAACTACAACCTGGCAGCAGGACCGAACAACCAGACAGTACCATTTAATGGGACATTTACTGCGGTGTATAGCATACAGTTAACAAACAGAGAAAACTATAGTAACGAAGGTAACTTTATTCGAATACTGTACCACACAGGTACTAACTTTGCCATATCTAACGGCAACGGCAACACATACACGACATACGACTGGTTTGCAATAGGAAGATACAATTAATGAAAATCTATTTTAGCGAAGAACAATACGGATTTTATCTTGACGCGATAACGCCAGTTGACAAGATGCCTGACGACGCAGTTGAGATCACAGAAGAGTTTCATCAAGAAGCAATTGTAGCAATATCTAAAGATAAAAGATTAAGTATTGTTGACGGCGAAGCAGTGCTAGTAGATGGCAGAAAAGAAGCTGTGTTACCTACTGAAATGAAAGCAGTGGTGTTAAGAGATCAGAGAGACATTTTATTAGCAAAAACTGATGGCTTAGTTGCTAGGCACCGGGATGAAAAAGAAGAAAAGGCAAAAACAACTTTGTCAGCAACACAGTTTGCAGACTTGCAATCATACAGAAAAGAATTAAGAAACATCACAAACGAGCCAGGTTTCCCAGATGTGCAACTACCAGAGAAACCAGATTTTCTACAGGATAACAAATGACATATAATATTCAAAGATCTTCCGGAGCAACACATGCGGTTCCAGATTTAACGCTCGATCAAACATATAGTTTGTCGTTGCGTGGTCGAAACGTAAAAAATTATGGTGCATATGCTGCACAGGATTCTTTACGTTTGCTGGAGAATTTCGCATCTGGAACTCCTCCACGTGGCGCAATTAAAGGTCAACTTTGGTATAACACAAACGACGATAGACTAATGCAATACCAAGGTGCTGATCCCGTTGATGCCAACGACATCACATCAGAGTCATTTATTGGTTGGCAACCTGTTGGTGGATCTTTACAAAACGTATCCACTCCTGTTATTCCAGCTATAGATGCATCAGTTGATTTAGGATCATCTCTCAAGAGATGGCACTACTTATATGCAACTCACGGCATATTTACAATTGAAAGTCCAAACGTAGACGGCACAATTGCACTTGCTGTTACGGGCGATGCAACAATTACTGGCGGAGCATTTTATCCATTAACTGCTAGTCAGACACTTGGACGAACAAGTAATGCTTGGTCAAATGTGTACTCTCAAAATTCAACTATATCTGGACAACTTACTTTAGGTACAGCAATCCTTCAATCGGATGCTGTTGGTATAGTTCCGTCAGGTACTGTTTCTCTTGGTAAAGCTGCTGCACCATTTACTGCAATTACTGCAACAACTACCAACACAAACGCATTGTCGTCAGTAAGTGGAAACAACATTACTATTAACAAGAACTTAATTCCAACAACAGACATAACGTATGACTTGGGTTCTGCTGCTAATGAATATAAGAGCTTGTATGTACAAAATATATTTGAAGCTGGATCAACTCTTGCGACGAAGTATTATGCTAAAGGGCAAGACTTAATTGTTTCAAATGGTACTGGCACAACACCTGTTGTTAGATTTACAGATGCATTGAACAACACTGCGCAGTTTGGTATTGCTGGCGAGACATTGTCGTTGGTCAGCTCATACCGTGGCGGCGGCGCACGATCGTTAATGAACGTGAATCTTAGCACGGGTGCAATAACATTATCTGCTGGCGGTGTATTAAATGCTCAAGCGATTAACTTGCTAAACCAGTCGTCTGCTTATGAAACTGTATTAGACATTGGTTCTTCCGGTGGAGTGTATGTTGGTGTTGCATCACAACCATTACAGTTAGTTGGCAATGGCTCACAGCTCACATATAACTATCCTGGTGCAGCAAGAGTTGTTTGGCATTCGGGATATATGGGATCTGGTTCTGGACTTGACGCAGACTTGTTAGACGGCAGAGATAGTTCATATTTCTTACCAGCAAGCTCATATAGTGCTGGTGACATTATGTCCAAGATTTTAAGTTCTGATGGATCTGGTTCTGGACTTGACGCAGACTTGTTAGATGGATTAGATTCGTCAGCGTTTGTTAGAAAGTCAGGCGACACAATGCAAGGCTCGCTGTTCTTTAATGCTGCGGGTGGCGAACTGGATCTTGGCTGGAACATGTCAGGCAGGACAGTGTATTTTTATGGACAGCCAGCTGGAGCAGTAGGCTTATACGATACCTCAGTTGGGGTTAGAATTTCTACTGATGTTTCTGGAAACTTTTGGGCCCGTGGTGACGTAACTGCGTTCTCTGACAGAAGCCTTAAAACAGATATTGTTCAAATTACAGACGCTGTTGATAAAGTTAAGCAATTAATTGGAGCAACATTTACACGTACAGACATTAATACACGCGGCACAGGCTTGATCGCCCAAGATGTTGAGAAAGTGTTGCCTGAAGCCGTTCATGAAAATGAAGACGGAATCAAGTCAGTTGCATACGGTAACATGGTTGGATTAATTGTTGAAGCCTTAAAAGAAATTGACGCAAGGTTGTCAGCACTAGAAGCCAAACAGAAATAAGAAAAAGGGGTGGGCCGGAACCACCTCTCTTTCAGCGCGCCCCAGCGGTTTTCAATATAGCTCATTACTTGGGCATATTATTCTATTAAATTGGAGATCAACAGCCAATATAACATTCTTATTAGATGAGATAACCATAATCAATCCTAGCTCAGTCTGGCCTGCTGGGGATTTAGTTATGCAATACATAGCTTCCTTCCATGGATAACTACCGATAATCTTTTGCACTTTCCCAATAATCTGCCAGAACTCAGCATTGCCATCTGCTCTAATAATTCTAATTTCTTCTTTCTTTGGGGACATACCTATAATACTCATTAAAGAAACCTGGGAAGTTTAGGATCAAACCTTTCGTCAATTTGCTCCATAATATCATCGTCAGAAGACTGCACTATAATTAAAGCGCCGTCGGAATGCGGATATCCAGAAACCATATAATACGACTCTTTTTGGCATTCTCTTTCATAGTGGTCTGAGAATACAAAGTTATAGTCAGCATCCCCTATTAGGGATTGGAGAAACCCAGTCGCAGACCAATACTCATTCCTGGTTTCAACTTTAATAATTCTGAGTCTTTTTTCTGTGTCCATATTTTATACCTAGTACAAGTGCGTCATGGTCATTATCCATGACAACAGTAAATTCAAAAATGCCGTCGTAATAAATTTTAGCTTTGGGAAAAGTAGCTTTTACATACTCGTTAAAGGCAATGGCATCGCCCTGACCCTGACTAGATCCAAACGGAAACACAAACTGCATTCGGTGCTTCCAAGAATTCATAATAATATTATTTGTCATATTTTAATCTTAGGGCAAGTAAACCCATCTCGTCATCGTCTGAGACATAGTACATAATATTATCTTTACCTGGATCCCAGAATCTATATACTTTGGCTTTGGGCAAAATCAACTCGAGATACTCTGAGAACTCTTCTTCTTTCACAGTAGGTATCTCAAATCTCCTTTTAGCTTTAGACATAAGTTTAGTCTCGAGTACACACAATTTTAGAGAAATAATTTCTCTTGAGCATATCTAACAATTCCCCATTAATAACACGGGACTTCCCATATCTTAAATTTAATAGGAAGGCATCTTCTGCATCGGTATATTCTATAATATACTTCCTAGCTTTCATTTGGGGATTTATAGTAGTCGAATGGACAGTACGCCATTTAATATTGTCGCGACAAAATATCTGGAAAGATGCTTCATCATCCTTAGACACATACACTGCATATAATTTAGGTTCGTTCATACGGGTACTCTTTTAGCCACGCCTCGTCAATTCTACTTATCTTTAACTCAGTATACTGCATATTGCTTTCTCCCTTGCCAAACTTCATTAAGCACAGGCACAGATCAGTTTCATCTTGGAGGACAACAGTTGCAAAATAATACGGCCTAAAGTCGTTGTCTAGGTAAGCATAAGATATCCACAATTCTTTATAAGCAATGCCTTCAAAAAAGTCAAGCATTTGGCAACTTACTTTATCTAGACTAGGCCCTGGGAATGGCTTAATATATTCAATAGTCATTCTAAATTCCGGTATTGCAAAGTTTTAATAGAATGCGCAAACTTAATAGTATCTTCCCGTTTAAGTTTGAGTTGCATATAATCTATATCTTGCAACAGTAACCTAATATACATTGCATACGCATGGTCATCCCATTCGGAAAAATACTCCACGGACAACTGGATAGTTATTGGTTCTATCTGACCAATAATTTCTTCGACTTTGGCTTTAACTTCGGCCACAGTCGGATTAAGCTCAGGTATCGAGATGCGGCAATAATATTCTTTCATTCTAGAATCTCTATGTCAATAAAATCCATACTGTGGACAGCAGTTGCCGATTCATATGGGTCACCTTTCTTTAACTTAACATACATATAATCTTCGTCTGTCAAGGTAAATTTAATATAAGATGCAAATCTATAATCTCGGCCAATTTCCGGAAAAGTCTTTGCAGAAACTTGCACTGCTATTGGCTTAATATTGTCTCCTATAAAGCAGTCAATAAATACATTAACAACATTTTCATAGGCATGGAAGTCGACATCCGGACTAACATCAGTCCAAGCACAGCAATAGTAATATTTCATAAATCGACTTTCTGGTATCTAATACCTTCATTATAAAAAGGAGTTTTGGAATATTCGTCAGTATATTTGAGCACTAGAAACATATAATCAGTTTCGGAAACAACCAACCTAACATATCTGGCAAAGCCCGCAGACCAATCTTGGTTCAGGACATTATATTCCTTTTCAGATATCTCACATTGGAGTGGAACTACTTCGCCCAATACTTCTTTAATTTTGGGCACCCAATCTACTTTGCCTAGATATGCTCGATCTGGAGTAACTGCTTGCACTACCCTAAAGCAGAAAGTTTTCAGATCTGGCTTATCCATTTATAGTTCCCCTATACAATAATCATTATACTCTATTCCAGCACAATTGCTATTAGGCTTTTCTATACTATAACAGATGCCATTCTTCAAAGTCAACAGCATATATTCTTGGGGAGAAACTAGTATGCGGGCATATCTAACAAACGCCGCATCACTAGAGGAATCACGGATTGCTAGGAAAAACTCGTTGGATATCTCACATCTGGCGGAACTAAATTTTTTAAACGCAACTGCTGCAACTGGAGCAATTTCAGCAATGCGAGATGGTATGCGGATATAATAATATTGGGATTCAAATTTCATAATAGTCCATATCCAATATTATTAAATCATCTGCGGATTCCTTACCTTTAAGTTTGAGCAACATAAAGTCTTCGTTAGTTAAGGTAAGTTTAACATACCGAACATATTTTCTAGTATTGGAGGTGCCGTGGGCAGTTAACATCCTGGGCTTAGACAGTTCTATCTTTAGGGGAGCAATGCCCACAATAACTTCCTGCACAAATTTATAGGAAAACACTTCTCCTAAATTATCGGGATCAGCCACATAAGAGCGGACATAATATTCGTGGGCCATTTTATTTCCTTACGGGTCTAAAATGCAATCCGGAAACAATCCGGGAAGTAGCGGGTTGCGCAACTTTTAAAGACATATACATAAAGTCGGTGTCAGTTAAGGTAAGTCTAACATACCGAATATATCTAGTATTAGATCCTTCTGTCCAAGATAGGAATCTATCTTCAGATATTTCTATATGGATTGGAGTAATTCCAGAAATATCAGATTCAATAAAATGCAACACTTCAGAATCGTTACTGGAGTTAGCAGAAGCCCTAAGAAAGAAATATTTCATAACCACACCCGTTCGTAAAGTAAGCCCGCACATTTTTTAGTAAAGTCAGGGTCATTAAGACCGTGCTTCAAATTTAAGAACATGCGGTCAGATTCAGTGACAGTAATTCTCCCATAACGCACATATCTATTTTCATCCTCAACTTGAGAATGCCATTGCCAGTTTACAGTTAGTGCTGCCGCTATTGGAGACACGCCCAAAAAGTAACTCTTGAATTCTCTTAACACTTTGTCGTTTAAGCCATCGAGAGTGACATAATAATAGACACTGGTTTGTGGCGCGGAATTTTTCACAGCTTGGACCCATCCTGATAATTATTGGGGTCTGACGTATACGTGTCGTTTAAGGAACTGTCTTCCCACAATGCTACGCCAAACTGCATATACAGTAAAAAGGCAATTTCTTTTGAGTTGCAGCGTATAAACGGAGCGTTGTCAGAAGTTTCCGGAATGTTAATAACCGCTTCCCTGTAGTGCGTCCGGAAACGTTCATGAAACTGGGGACGGTCCGCCCATGCTATATGATGTAAGGATAACAGTAGCGGGAACAGTTTTCTAGCCTCTTGACGTTTGGCTGATAGTTGTTCAGAGTACTTGTCATAAAATGTGATCATTCTAACGTTAGGAGGCATATACACGGTTTCCATAAAAATTAGTAAAAAATTTTCGCAGTGTACCAAGAACAGTGAGTCTAATGTTGACACAGGGCTATGCTATAAGGGTAGCCTATAGGATTAGGATTAGGATTGGGCCCTATAGGATTAGGAAACGGTTTTTCAGTGGCGCAGCAAGCCTACCCCCCAGCCATTCCACCATTTTTGGATTCTAGCCAGGTCTCACCGTATCTCCACTTTAGTATAAAAATATTATAATGCCTTTTTTTCCACTTTGCAAGCAAATTAAATTTAATTTTTTGCTTGCGTTTCTGTTTTTGGTGTGCTACGCATAGGTCCTGGTTGACAGCTCCTCTCCTGTGTGCTACGTGCTACTACTGTATACATGTACAGTGCTGTATACATGTACAGTGCTGTATGGGCGTACACTGTATAGGCATACACTACTGTATACATGCACAGCACTGTATGTATACACAGTGCTGTACACTTGTACAGTTAAAAATTAACTTGCGCTTTGTTTGCAGTTATGCTAGTAATGTTGCTTAGTGCAATAGTACGCACTGTTACGTTATGCGTTATATTGCTTGCTTTGTTGTGTACAGTTGTGCTAGGCTCTAGCATAGCTTTTGCTGCACTTGCTGTTAAATATTGCGCAACTTGCTGTTTGGTTGCAATTACGTTATTAATAGTGTATACGCTACTTTGCACATTGTTGTATATGCAATATAAGTATAAGTTGTTGTTTGTTTTATGCTGTACAATGCTATAGCAATTTGTGTGTGTAAAGTAGTTGCTTTGCGCAGTAAATTGTGCTACGTCCTCTGCATTATTGCTTGCAATTGCGCTTGCGCTTTTTTTAACAGCATTAGTAAAAACGCTTGTTGCAGCTTTGATATTGCTAAACAATTGCACGTTAGCGACAACGTGTTTTTGTATGTTTACAGCTTTGTGCGCTGCTGCTGTAGCAACTTTTGTGCTATAGCTAACTTGCGCAAAAGTAGTTGACACGTTGTTTAAAAGAGCTGCTACAATGTTTGCTACTTGTTGTGCGTTTTGCATTTTGTGGCCCTGCTTTGCTGTTTGTGTGTAAGCATTATACTGGGACTAAAGTGTAAACGCAAGTAGTTTTTTACGCTACTTGCGTTTTATTTTTTAACGTATTGTTTTTAAATACGCTTGACATTGAGGTGCAATGTGTGCATAGTGCGTAGCAATAATTTTGCGCAAAATGCTTTTTTGCTTTGTTACTTGCTTATGCGCGCAGGCGACTTTAGAATGGTCGATTTGGAAATCTTGTATGTTAAGCGTATTTGTGTTTTGCATTTTGTGGCCCTGCTTTGCTGTTTGTGTGTAAACATTATATGCGCGTTTACACTTTATTGCAAGTTTTATTTTACTTTATTTTGCTTTATTTTTTATGCGTGCCTCCCTAGAAAAGTGAAAATAAATGCAAAAAAATGCAAAAAAACGCTTGCATTGTTTTTGCATTACTGTATAATAAACAACATACAAAGCAGTAAGCAACTAGCTGTTTTGTATAACAAAGTTGTTTAATTTTACTTTAAAAAAGGCCAAAAAAATGGACGCATTGTTAAACGTAGCAATAGCACGTAGCGTATACTTTGTCAACATGTCGGAGCAAGCAGGGGATAGCGTCGTTACTAACGGGTGGGCTTGCGATCGCTCCCTAGTAGAATACTTGCAGCACTACGACCAGGGACTTGCAGCGTACATAGACCAACTACCCAGCGACCAATATGACCTACTGTTTGAAACTGTGTTTAGTGTTTGTAGTGTGCTTAGCCCAATCGTCCACCACGACGAAGCCGACCAAAAAGAGCTGTATGCAGCACATTTTGTACAGTTTGCGCACTTGCAATGCAAACCTACTTTAAATAACTTTTAAATAACGCTTGCAATACTGTTACGCTGCTGTTATAGTAGCGTAACAGTTTTTAACTAGCTCTAGTTGGTGGCCCTCTTAGAGCTGGTGGTTGAAGAAGACTGGTGTTGATGGTGTTGATGGAGTTGGTGTTGATGGAGTTGGTTGCAGGGACGCAGGAAAGATGTTAAAATGCTGCAAGCGTAGGTAGAGCTAGGCAGCTAAAGGAAATGCACAAACAAAGAGCATAAGGTTCCTAGGTTAGTCAATCTATTTCTGCAGGTCGGGCATGGAGGTTAGAATATCTGTGCAGGTCATCTGCCACCTCCAATCAATATACACGCTCTTTCTTCCGTCGTCAACCAATCTGTGTACACATTTCAACCTCGCCAACCAATCTGTGCAGACAATCTTCCACCTCCAATCTATTTCTGTAGGTTGGTTGACTTGGTCAGGTTATTCCTGTAGACTATTTCTGTAGGTTGGTTAGGCAATCTATCTTCAGCAACCATCATGCCTTCCAATACTATCTCCCAGCGGAAGGCGTCTCCCTTCTTCCGTCGTAGGCCATCTTCCATTGCGACCATACTATACCAACCTTCCTGTATGTCTGTCACTCTAGCTAAAATGCCGCCTGCGCCCAAGTATGCTGTGTCGCCTACTTTGAACTTAGCCATTTGCCTTACTCCGCTTGCTTTACTGTATAAACATTCTACTGGAACTAAAGTGGTTCGTCAACCTATTTCTGTAGGTTGGTCTTGGAGGTTAGGTTTTTTCTGTAGGTTGGTCTTGGAGGCTAGAACGTTTCTGTAGACTGTTTTGACCAAGGGGCTTGCTTAGATACACTTCTCTGGTTAGAACTGCTGTACGGGCGTCGTAGAGCGTTTAAACAGCCTTTGCTTACCAGTGTTCAGGGGCTTTGGTTTTGCGTACAACGATAGAATGGAAGGAGTTCTTCTTACTCAGCTTCTCCCTAGCAGACTTGACAAATGCCTCGCCTTCTGCTAAAGTCTTCTCTGAGTAGGTACAGAGTAATTGGTAGGAAGGGCCTTCAAACCTGTCACCCTTCACCTTGTGGTAGACGTAGCGTATGCTCACTTGCCAGCTCCTATAACAAGGATTACTAGCAGTATGATAAACAGTAAAGGCCATTTGATACACGCTATAACGAACAGTATAAGCAGTGCTAGACCCGGTCGGGAGACTAGCACTACAATGGCCGCTGCCAGGAGTAATACGTTTAAGGTTGACATCTTAGTAGCAGATGCTGTATGCGAGGATGAAGCCCATAAAAAACACGTTAGCAGCACAACCAAGCACCACAACGTCAGTTACCCAAGTGTCCATGTTCCACTTCTCAATCCACTCCTTAGCGTAGTGTACAAAAAAGCCACCACCACCAATGACCATAACCAAACACACCAGTAACGTAATTAGTTTTGCCATTTTGCTTTGCTCCGTTGCTTTAGTATGTAAACATTATAGTGGAAGTGGAAAGGAATGTCAACTAATATAAATGAAGTTTTCTTCTTGACTGTAGGCGCATAAGAGTGTTTCTTCATACTGCTCGCCTGACCAGTCACGTGCCTGTACCTTAGCTGTGAAGTATAGCAAGCCATCACCGTTGCCACACGTTGGGTCATTAGGGTCTTGCCACTCTACCTTGTCTGTCAACACCAACATGTAGATGTCTAGCTCACCTCTAACATGCACGCCTATCCTGTCGTCTGTCAATGTCACGCCTAACAAATCAATTAGTTGACACAGTTGGTTTGCCATGTTCTTGTACTCAGTTGCTTAGTGTGTAAACATTATAGTGGAATCCTTTCCACATGTCAACCACATTAATAGGTTGTAAACTGCCACTCTTTGTTGTAGCGTGTCCACGTGAGGCCAGTAACCTTCTGTGCCTTGACAGCAGCGTATCTTGTAGGGAACAAAAACACTGTGCCGTGGAACCCGTTGCTCATTGTGCGCTTAGTAGTAAACGGGATCTTGTTATCTGCTAGTTGCTTGGCTACGTTGTTGGACATGCTAGTTGCTCCGCTTGTTTAGTGTGTAAACATTATAGCGGTATGGAAGTGGGAAGTCAACCGTTCTTAGCTAATTGTTCTGCAGTTTCTAGTTGACGATATCCGTTCTTTGCTTCTTCTAGCCTGCCCCTGTACTCAGCATACAACAGCTTGACTTCTGCTAGTTTGTCAGGATCGTTCTTTGCCTCACGCATCTTTTTGCCAAGGCCGTCAACCGTTCTGGAAAGTTCACTGCAACGGTTCTTCATGAGTGTTTTTAATACGTCTTTAACTTTTGTTTCCATGTGTGCTCCTTTAATGTGCAGACAGTATAGCGGGGTTTCCCCCGCTAGTCTACCATTATTTACTTGCTTTGCTCTGCCTCCCTGTAGCCCAGGACTTGCGCATCGTTCTTCTCGCACCACGCTTCCATTGCTGCTTCACTTGCAAAGGTTTTGCTCCATTGCTTGCTCTTCATGCCCTTCACGCCGTATGCTTCGATCTTCATTTGCGCTGCTCCGTTTGCTTTAGTGTGTAAACATAATAGCAAACAACGTCCCTGTTGTCTACCACTTTGTTACGCTATTAGCAAAAATACTCCTCAAAATCGTCTTCTAAAATAAACACGTTTCCGTCTTTGTCAAGCAAAACTTTGTGCGTCTCTTCAAAACAGCGTACTTCCCCGCCCGCGCTGCCAATCATAGTTACTACACTAGCTTCTACTACTTTGTCAACAACAACGTCGTCAGCGTAGACCATTTCCTCGTCTTCGTCTGTTGCTACTGTATAGCTCTCGCCCAGCTCGTTGTAGTTGCAGCTACACATGTCTTCCCAAATGCTGCTAACATTGCATTTAACAAGTTTAACATAAGTAGTCATTTTTTGTGTTCCCTTTGCTGTTTGTGTGTAAGTATTATAAGCAAAGTGAAAAGAAAGAGCAAGCACCTTATGTTATTTAAAGTGCTTGCTCTGTTGGAGGGATTGTGTTACGCCTGTGCTGCCATCAGCTCCCGTGCCATTTCCTCGCGCACTGCCTTCTTAATAAAGCGTCCTTTCTCGCGCAATGGGATCTGTTCAAGTGCTTGCTCAAAAGTCAATGTCTTGACTTTCTTTGTTTTTGGTGTAGCTTCTTTTGGAGCTGCTTCAGCGCGGGGAGCATATGCAATCTGCTCAACCTCTTTGTAGGAGCCTGCTTCCAGCCATGCTGTAGCTTTGTCCTTGTCCATTGCGCGTGGCAGCTTGTACAGTTGGATGTCTGTGTGGCCGGCATAGTGCAGTACACGTACACGGTTTGGATGATTGGCAAAACGCATTTTGTGTTCGCCTTTCTCGGAAACGCTAAAACCCGCTACTGTGAATTTTTTCATTTCTGTTGCTCCGTTTGCTAGTTAAGTTGTTTGTTTAAGTGTTAACAGTATAGTGGAAGTGTTTCGGTAAGTCAACCTTTTTCTGTTTCGTTTTCTTTAAAGTGTTCAACTGCCTCTACAAAAGAAGTCAAGTCCTTTGCAGTTTGGATTGTGCGGCAGTTGGTCAATTGTCCCAACGCCACGTTCATACCCGCTGCCACTTGCCCTGCCTGCACGTTTGGCACTGCTGTGAGTTTGTCGAACAAGTCAACCAATTTTTGGTCTAAGTAAAAGCCGGATATTTGAAACATATTTGTTTACTCGTTTGCTTTAGTGTGTAAACATTATAAGTGGTAAACTTTCGTTTGTCTACCACTTATTGCATCTTTCTTAACCGTTTTTAATTGCTTCCAAGTAGCGCAGGACCGCTGCTGTAGTGCTGTCTGCTGCCCGCTGTACGCCCAAAACTTGTTTAGCGTATACTACTGGGGACAGTTGTTCCAGTGCTGTAGCCGCTTGCGCTGGGGTTGGACGCTTTGCTCCCAGCTTGCAAAACATTACGCCGTGTACTGTTTCCAATGTTAACATGTTGCGTGCCATTTGCTTTGCTCCACTTGTTTAGTATGTAAACATTATAGCGGGGTTTCCCCCGCTTGTCTACCACTATTTGCGGGCTTTGCGCACTACAATTTTGGATGCCTTCTTGACAGGGAGGAAATAATCTGCCCACACTTGCATATCTTTGGTCACGTCCTCTTTGGTCATGGACGACAAGTAATGCGCGCTGTCAATCTTACGATTGTTTACATAAGCATTCCAAGTTGTAAATGTATGTGCCATTTGCTTTGCTCCACTTGTTTAGTATGTAAACATTATAGCGGGGTTTCCCCCGCTTGTCTACCACTATTTACGCTTCCTCTGTTACGCGGAGTACAACTGCGAAGTGGGAGTTTTTTGCAGTGCTTGCCCCGCCGTTAAACGGGGCCCATTGATCGTAGGACTCGACCACCGTAGCACGTAATCCTTCCTGTGTCAACATTCCCATAATGCGCGTTGCCAATGCTTCGTGCGTAGCGTTGCCTTTGTAAAAGTAGCCCTTGCGCACTACAATGTCGCCTGCTTTGTTGCGGCCATATTCCAAGCCGTTCTCGTCCAACAATGCTTTAACTTTGTGCTTCATTGTTTGCTTAGCCATTTGCTTTACTCCGTTTGTTTAGTATGTAAACATTATAGCGGGCTTTCACCCACTTGTCTACCACTATTTAAACAAATGATAAAAGTTGACAGAGTTCAAGAGTGCTGTTAGTATTAGGAGGAGGGTTAGTGCCTTGTTGAGTGGATTTTTCCATGACCACATGCACGCCATGAGCAGCGCCACCGCCCCTGTAAAGCCCATAGCAACAAGATTCCCGTGCCCTGCGTTGTAGGTTATGATCGTGACTGTTGCTGCTGTAAAGCAAAGGAACGCGCACAGTGACTCCTTCACGCCACCCTGGACAGCTATGTAGCCTACTACGAATAGGACTGCTACGGAACACAATACTACGATGATTGGGTTGACCATTGACATTGCCCCTTCCTTATGCTAAGTTTTCGAGTTGTTGGACAAGTTCTTTGAGATCTGCGAGATGGTTACGTGTAGCTGCTTCTGCAGCTTTGTCAAACAGTTCACGCTTAATTCTACGCGCTGCTTCGCATGCTTCCCGCACCATTTTGGTATGCACTGTTTCAATGCGCGCTGTGTTGTAACGATCGCGGTAAAGTCGGTTAAGTTCAATTTGGGTCTTGACAGAAAACGCACGTTCGTATCCGTCGGATATACGCTTGACTTCTACGCGCATCTTGTTTACTTTAGTTACCTCGTAAACGCCCTCAGAGTGCCCTCTGCTTTGTACGGATACTTGCTGCCCAACTTTGATTGTGCTGTAGTCTTCGATCATGTTCTTTGCTCCGTTTGCTTTAGTATGTAAACATTATAGCGGGGTTTCCCCCGCTTGTCTACCACTATTTTGGCTCTAATGCCTCGAGTGTTTCTTCGATGGATAGGCAGTTGCAATACGTTTGGAAACGTGCTATAGCACGATCAGTGAACCACCGGACTTTATAATCCCGCACTGTTCCGTTTGGTCGGGTGACTGCTGCGACTTGTTCCCCATGCTCCAGGAGGTACCCGGAGAACCCGCTGCTCTTCTTTTGCTGTCTAACTAAAGTGTATTCCGCCATTTGCTTGCACCTAGTTGTTTAGTGTGTAAACATAATAGCGGAAGTGGAACTAAAAGTCAACTCTTTCGAATACTTTTATTACGCTTAGACTGTGAATAACTTCCTCGTAGGCCCCGTCCTGCTCGTTCTCAAAGTATGCAATGACCTGTTGACCTTCCACGTAAAAGAAGCTAACGTCTACGTCATTGCTCCGAACAATATGGCCAGACTTGACAATGTACGTGTTTCCGTGTATTGACAAGAAGGGAAGCAACGGATCGAGTAATTTCACTTGACAAGTATCCCATCTACGTTGAAGCCACTGTTGCGCGCAGCTTGTACAACTTTGGGGTTGACAAGCGACTTCTCTTGCTTTAGCTTATCCAAGATCCACTGCTTCTCAACATCGGAGACTGGCTTGTTTGCCAATACACGCGCCTTGAGATCTTTCATCTTTGCGCCGTCTTCTGCTGTTAGCATTTTTACTACTCCGTTTGTTTAGTGTGTAAACATTATAACGAAAGTGGAAAGGAATGTCAACCCATTTTGCGGATAATTGTGTAGTCTATTTCAATTGTGTAATAAATGCAATGCAAGTGCAAAAAGTAGTCGACAAACTCCTCGCCGTATGTTACAAGCCACCAGCCCTTCTCGTCTAGTTGCATTTTGTACGCAGTAGGTTGGCCGTTGATCGAAATAGTGCGGGTGCCCTCGACAGTAGCTTCGCTTACTACAATGTTAAGTGCCATTTTCTTAGTTCCCGTTTGCTTTAGTGTGTAAACATTATAGTGGAACTAAAGTGAAAGAGCAAGCACTTTACACAACATAAAGTGCTTGCATTTTGTTTATTGGTCTGCTACAATAGCCTCCCATTCCGAAATGTACTTGCTAGTGTCGCGTAGCAGACGCACAAATATTAGGTCGCTGTCAACCTCGGCGGTAGAGCTGTTAAAACTAAACTCGCTATGCAGGCAGCTTAATTGCTCTTCCGTAAGGTTGAGGACTTGCATAATTGTCTTGACTGTGGCGTTGCTTAATGCTATAACGTCGTCGTCCAGGTCGTAGACTTTGGTTGCTTTTTGCATAATTTTATGCGCGTTGATAGCAGGCGCTTGCAATTGCAAGGTTTTGCAGAAGTCAAGCACTTGGGCATTAGTTAGCGTAGATTGTGCCTCGACGTAGGTATAAGATTCCGTGTACGACATAGTTGTTGCTCCGTTGCGCTGCTGTTAGTGTGTAAACATTATAGCAGCGTCCTTGCCGCTTGTCTACCACTTTTTAATCTGTTGCTTGCTCTACAAGCGTCTCTACTTGCGCAACTATGTCCTCGTCTTGTATATTGCACGTAACACGCGCTAACAAGTCTGCAGTGTCCCCGTCTGCAAGCATCTCGCGTACTTCCTCTGTAGTTAGCTCTGCTGTTGTGTTTTTAAGCAATGCTGCAATCTGCGCGTATACAGTAGGCATCTTGTTGTGTTCCCTTGTTGTTTAGTGTGTAAACATTATAGCGGAACGAAAGTGGAAGAGCAAGCACTTTTTACAGTGCCTGCATTTTGTTTTTAATACTTAGCGGCAATGATTTGCTTGCATTGTGGGGCAATGTGTGCGTAGAATGAAATAACAAGGCGGCCCGCTGCTTTGCGCTGCACGTTTTTGGACTTGTAGCGGATAGCAAGTTTTTGCAGGTCGATTTCGAAATCTTGAACTGTAAGTTGCTGTTGCATTTTTTGGCCCTGCTTTGCTGTTTGTGTGTTAGCATTATAGCGGAACGAAAGTGGAAGAGCAAGCACTTTACACAACATAAAGTGCTTGACTTTTGTAAATTAATTAACTGTAAAGTAGCCTAATAGCTCCCCGTGCATTGTGAACGCGCAAGCATATTGGCGCTTGGGTTCCCGCGAGCCAGGGTTACATACTACAACAAAACGCAGCTCGTCGTCAACAACTTCTACAGTATTTTGCAGCAGCGTAACGTTCCCCGCGCTGGGGAGGTCTTTGTTGTTGACAGTTACAGTAGTGTTATTTACAGTTACTTTCATTTTGTAGCTCCGCTTTGCTTTAGTGTGTAAACATTATAGCAAGCAATCTCCCAAATGTCTACCACTTTGTTGCAACAAAATAGGTTGACACCTATTGCGGGATCGCGTAGCTTGTCACCATGGCAGCAGCGGTTGGCTGAGGTCTAGAATTTTTGAAGATTTTTGCAGATTTTTCCATTTTCGGTTGACAGGTCCCAGGCAGCGATGCTATACTATGCAAGCTGGTGGAGACTGGAGGTAGGCGGTTGACATGCGCTTGCGGCGATGCTATGCTGCGGAGATTAGTACTGGCTTAGTCCCATCGAATCCCCAATCCAGTTGTGCAGCATCATACTTAGAGTTGAAGTCACTGTTAGGATCATCTCGACAGTATTCGTTCTCGTGGTTGCCAGCTCTGTCAATGTCGTAAACATCATAGCCGTACGAGTCATAACCTTCTGGATCATATTGTTCGCCGTTCGCATATCTTTCGAACCACTTCTGGTCGTTATAGTATGCTTCGGAGATTGTCGGGCTATACTTACCACGCACCGGCCTGCACCTCTTTAGAAGTCACTAGTGTCCACGTTCCTGGAGCATAGATAGTAAACTGATTGCGGGAGTAAAACTCTAAACAGCCAGAGTTCACTTTGAAGTAGTCTAGGCTGTCTCTGTCCGTAACATCGATCAGGATCTCTTCTTGTTCGCCACTGCCTGCTAGTGTTACAGTAAACACGCTTGCCATTGTATCTGTCCTGCTTAGTGTGTAAACATTATAAGTGGAAAAGAGTTAGTTGTCAATTATTGATAAAACGATTTTGAAAAGTCTTTCTTGTTAGGCAATTTCTGTAGATAAAACCTGCAGAAAATCATTGGAGGTTAGGTTTTTTCTGCAGGTCATCTTGGTTGATAAATCTGTACAGGTAGGTCATCTTGGTCTACCACTTTTTGCGTTTACCTTTGCCACTGTTGCGTTGCCAGTAAGGCTTCTCGACTGGATCTACAATGCGACACTCCGCGAGATGTTCCATGCCGTCAGTTAGTTTAATTGTCAACCCGTGGCCACTGGGCTCACAAACTACCATGCCCAGTGCTTCGATCGCTGCTACTAGTTGAGCACGGCCGGGACCGTACTCGTCTACTATAATGATGCGCTGCTTGTTCATGCAGCTTGCACAACGTAGGGCTTATCCCAACGACCTACATGGATGTTAATGTAGTGTGACACGTGGAAGTAGTCAGTCATAATGTCCGTCTTGTCAAAAAAGTCTGGACCCTTCATTGCAACTAAAATCTCTTCCAAGCATTCTTTAACTTTGCCAGTGTACTGTTCGCCAATCCAATATGTGTTGACATCCATGTACTTCTCACGGTAGCAAACTAGCTCGCCAGTGTGGTTACGTTCTTTCAGCTGTGCGTTGTAGTTGCCAATGATGTCAAGCTCGCCCTGCTTAATAGTAAGTACAAGCGTTGAGTGATGGTTTACTGACAAGCTGCCACGCAGTTTGTACTTCTGCATGATCTGCTTAATGATCGGGGAAACTTTCTTTTTAAAGTCTTGGGATACATATGCCATTTGCTTGTACCTAGTTGTTTAGTGTGTAAACATTATAAGTGACAAGGAAGTGAATGTCAATAGATAAATGGTGGGAGAGGTTCTAATTCTTTCTCTTGTATTTTGACTGGGAAGCCTTCAAGATCCCCGGGTTCCAATTTTACTACAGGGAGATATGTGATGTCAACTGGAACAAACGGCTCAGTAAACGTTCGATATAGCCAGTCATTGATTGCCTTAAACATCGTAGTTGTCCTCGTTGTAGTGTGCAAGTTTGTCAACCATAATCTTCTGGGAAGTCTTAGCTTCGTTGACTTGATCCATTACTGCCTTAGTATCGCGGAACATTAGTGCGACGGTGTCTATGAACGCACAGAACGCTGCATACGTGCTGACAGGGATCAATGCTAGTGCAGCATACACTACGACAATCGTGTGTAGCACCCAGCGACAGTTGTGATCGATAAGCCATTGGCCATACTTTCTAATCATATACTACTCCTTCCTTGGATACATGTTAGCTAGGTATTTACCGAATGTCAACCACATACCTAGTGTAAGTATCTAGAAGAATCCCAAACACAATTGCCCAAAAGAAAAAGAGCTCTTGGAAATTAGTTTGCATTGGATTGAAAAGGGTGTATATTACTGCAACCATAATCACGACTTCTAAAGCAAACAGCGCCTTAGCTACACGTTCCTTATTTGCACGGAAGATTTGCCGCTGGTTCTTAATCCAAGGGATTGCTTCTAGAGAGTCTGTAACAAACGCAACAGCCCTAGGTATTAGGTTCAGTAGATTCATTTGCAGCCTGAAGACGTTTAAGGGATGGGATAATCAATCCCCATATGTTGAGTGCCATGACAAGCATACATATCACAGTGATGCCAATTGTCAACTCTGCTGTGTTGTATGCTTGCAGAAGTTTTAATATGCCAACGGCAACATTGTACAACCCAAGCACGCCACAAAAGTGATGGAAGTATTTCATTTGATTTCTACCAGTGTCTGTTCAGGGAGTAAGTCAGTTTCAACTTTGCCTAGGAGGGTGTATTCGTTACCGTCACATACCCAAGCGAGGCCACCGTATACTGGCTTGTAAGGAAACGCATGTATGTGGTGGCCAGCATCCATTGCGATAAATCTAGTGTGGGTGGGAACCGGGATTCTGTTCCCCATGTAGTCGACAAACTTATATGCCGGGTGTACAACTTTCATTTCAGTGTCCGTAGTTACAGCCTATTGTTGCCAATCGGCCAAGGATTTTCACATCCATGTCAGTGCTGCCACAGCATCCACTGTCGCGTTTCTCTTCGTAGTGCTCTATTGCAACGGGGTCATCCTTAAATGCAAACCTCACGTTGTCAATACAGAACTCATCTTTCTGATTAAGTTCTTCGACCATCCATTGTAGTGCAGCTTGTTGGGAGGGGAAATGTTCCATATTCTTGTCCCGTTGCGTTAATGTGTGTACAGTATACTTCCGGAAGTCCTAGAGGTCAATCTCTTTTTGCCAGAAGAACTTCGCTTTGTTGTACAACTCTTTCCAGGATTGCATCTCAGCTTCTATCTGGAGTTTCATTGCACCTTTGGGAGACCAGGTTTCAAGTAAGTTCTTACCTTCCCTGATCCTTTTCTTTGCGGTGAGCAACCAGTAGATGCGGGGAAAGGTGCTAAGGACTAGTATAGTCCCTGCACCGATCAGTATTACGAGGTTCTGTGTATCCATGCTGCTATTTAGTCTGCTTACGCAGTCCAGTAGTTGTTTTTGCGGCGAGGGTCAACAATGCCTTGCAGCCCTTGTGCCTGTGCAGCGTCTACCAAACGATCCAAGCACGGCAGCGTGGGGTTGCTTGCCTTTGCCAGCACGTCGTTAATATCACTTACGACAACTTCGGGCTTCATGTGTGCAATTACTGGGAGGATTGCTTTCACTGCTGCTACGGTTTGGAGTGCGTTCATTTTGTATTACCTTTTGCTATGGATGGAAGTTATTTGTTTGTATGTGTATATTATATGTGGTTAGTTACTGGAAGTCAACCACAAATCTTAATATATTTGCCTTGTGGCTCAAAACGCCGTGTAAGGAACTGATCTTCGTTGCCCAGCTTGTTAATGACTGTGACAAGTTTGTACTCATCGTCGTATGCAAGGACAGTATACTCTTTGCCATTCTGAAGCAACCGGCCTGAGCCATGATCTACGCAAACAATTACGGATCCTACTTTCATATTACACCTGCAGGGGTTGTTGGTGGACGAGAGTTTTCTGCGCTTTCTCTTCTGCTACAAGGAGCAGTTGACCAGCGTATACTGCAATCTTCATTTTGCCGTTCTTCTCTCTCTTACGCCAAAATGCAATCTGTTTCGGAGTCAAGTAGCCACGCGCTGTGTAGAACTGCGCCATACCAGTGCCACGTGCAGCATCGCATGGACGAAACCCCATGCCGTTTGCATACTTAGTGGTCTCGTGTGCCTGTTCGTCTTGTGTCTGGCGCTTGTTAAGTGCTACAAGTGCTCGGGCAACTGCTTTGTCATTGACTGCAAGTAACGTTACAATGTCTGCTTTAGTAGTCATCTCTGCTGCTCGTTTGCTTTAGTGTGTAAACATTATAAGCGAAGCGAAAGTGGATGTCAACGTTTTCTTGCACCAGCCGACACAATTGTTACGTCTAATGTCACAATGTCTGCCGAGAAGTTCTCCCAATGTCGGAGTCTGCCTTCCCAATACGCCTCATTGTTGCCGCGATCGCCGGCCATCATTTGCAAGACTTTCTTGGCATGTTCAACTTTGTTTAACGACTCGACCATTGCCCGCTCGCGATATCGTATAGCACCTTCTTGGTCTAAGAACAATCCAGACTTGCGAGGAACAACGTCCGTTCGCATTTGGTCTGCCATGAAGTAAATGAACTCTCTTGACTCAGCGTCAATAACTGCATAAGCTGGAGCATCAACCAAGGGTATAAGTTTTTTAGCTTTGGCCATCTTGCGGTCCTCTGTCACCTAAATTGGATAAGTTGTGGATATGAGTTTGTTGCCAGCGACATTGCGCTGCCCAACTTGCAATTACTTCTACTTGATTGTCAACCAAGCTCTTTACCTTGGGATCTGTCAAGTCAAAGCCACGAGCAGAGAATTGTATCTCTACACCGCTACGTGCAGTTGCTCTATCGTTTGCGTTTACTTCCCAGCCGTCGCTCATGACTTCACCGTATGTGTCTTGCCACAGTATTTGCAGTTGTATACGTTAGGTGCCCTACATGGAGTCAAAGGAACCCTATGCGCTGGGTTCACAGGACAATACACTACTTGCATGCCTTAGCTTCCTATGGTTTTGTAGTAGCCTGCTGCCTTTACACGTACACGACTAGCAGTGCCTGATGGACCAAAAGTCAATACGCTTCCAGTGAAATGAATACACGCAGCTTCAAGCAATGCTTTCTTTGCTTTGCCTGGCGTAAAGATTGTTCTGTTGATTGGGTTTTTCCAGTTGGGCTTGGGAGCAATCTCATTGAACGCTTCTTTGAGTTGTTCCTGTGTGTACGTTGCCATTGCCTTGTACTCAGTTGCTTAGTGTGTAAACATTATAGTGGCTTCCATGCCACTTGTCTACCTTTATTTGGTTGCTTCGCGGAGGGCTTTTGCCTCACGATATGCCAACCGCTTTGCTTGGAAGTCAAGTTCTTCTTTGACGCAGTTGTTGAACTGTTTACGGTAAGCGGTGGTTTGTGAAGGAAGGTGTTTGGAAATAAACTCGACATATTCTGCATTCTCTACATCAAAGTTTGCTTTGCGGATTGCTGTGGATGCTTGCTCACGTGCGCGGATGCTGTTAGCTGTTAAAATTGACATTGCCATTTTGTGTTGCTCCACTGTTACAGTTGTTGTTGCGTTTTAGTATGTATCTATTATACAACAGGAAATATGTTATATCAACCATTATATGCGATGAAGTATCCCAGCTGCGAATGGTACTTAGGCACATAGCGCGGGTTGTTGTCCCCACGTTGTTGTGCAGCTAAACCAATGTTGTAGGCTAAGACAGTAGCGTCTCTGTCTCCGAGTTCTCGATAGTATTCGGCTAGAATGAATGCGCCACAGCGTACTTGCTGCTCAACATTATTCCTGACATTTTTACATTGCTTCTTGTCTGACCACATTTCAGATCTAACTTGCGTTAGTCCGAGAGCAGGGTCTTCAGATAGATTAGATTTAGCAGTCGGTCTAAAATTACTCTCGACTGCTATGATAGCAAGGATATCGTGTACCCTTGGAAAGTCGTCGCGCTGATATTTATATGCGTAGTCAACTACCTGCGTTGCAAATCGTCTATTGACTTTGTGCAAGGCTACAACGGTGTTGATTGTCTCCTCCCGAGACATCATTTGTGTCAATTTAACAGGACACGTATGAGTAACTAACTTAGCTTGGTTATGAGTTGTTTCACTCGAAACTAAGAACCCTATTACTACAGCTAATACCAGAGCTGATAAATACAGCTTCATGGTTCTTACCTTTAGTTGTGGATGGTGATTCAGTATAACATCGCCACCGAGCTAAGTCAAGTATTATTTCGATCTAATTTGCTTCAAAGCCTCATCTGATATGCAGTATGCTGAAAACTCTGCTTCTGTCAAGTATTTGATTTCAAATACCTCAAACCCCTGCTCGATTAATTGATCGGCAAGTACAGCCGCTTCAGCAGCAGTCTTACGATAGCCTAAGCAGTCTACGTCAAACACATACCATTTTTTGTCTGCCATTGCCTTGTGCCTATTTGTTTTGTGTGTAAACATTATAACAGAATTCTGCCTGAAGTCTACCACTTATTTCAGATGGCCATATGATTTGTGCAGTTGCTTCCTTTATAGCTTTCTTCTTGTCAACGTATATTGCAACACGCTCTAGGTAGCCATATCCTCCTCTGCCAGGACGATGCGCCAAGTAATACCCAATCACTTTATTCTGAAGGGATGCGTAAAATGGCAGCTCTGGCTCGATTGCTTCAAGTCGTTTCTCAAACTCTTCGTCTTCAGTCATGCAACACCTGTTCGTCTAGTGTAGTAGTATAGTGAATGCAAACAGAAAAGTCAAGTCATAAAAAAGCCCCTTGCGGGGCGATAGCACGAGACCGTGTTCTATTTAGGCATTAGTGCCAGATGCATTTGCGACTGCGACAGTGACTGTTCTACGCGGTCCTGTAACGCCATTGGAGCCTTGACCAGCACCTCCAACAGCAGTTCCTTCTCAGCTAAGTATATACGTGCAAAGTCGAGATCGTGTTCTACAATGCTCTTGGTGTTGCTGATCAAGTCTGCGCACTTAATAGTCTGTCCACGAACAGTGCCATTCGCAATGTGCTTCCTGTCAATCTCTTTACGTTTCTTTCTGTTGCCGTCGCTTGGCTTGCTTACATCAGTAACTTCAAGCACTGTTTCAGCACTCAGCTTACCGAACAGCAAACGGATCATCCAGGCCTTAACCCAAGTGTCTTCAACTGTATCGTGCAGCAGTGCCCCGATGCGTGTAGGAATGTCTTGTGTGTACTCAGATACAATTCGTTCAACCTCAAACGGATGTACGAAGTAAGGCTCGCCTGTATACTTGCGTTTCTGGTTGCCGTGTGCTACGATGCAAAACAGCTTTGCGAATGCTATGCGTATGCTCATAATGTGTTCCTGTTTCAATGTAGTAAGTTTAACACTGTTCCAGGACTAAGTCAACTGTTACAGCTTTGCGAACATTACCGTTGCAACAATAAACCCAACGACAACAATAGTGCATACCTTGCCGTAACGCTGCCATTGCCAACGTAAATGCGAACCGAACAATTGTTCAATGCCAGCAGCTACGATGCCGCCAACAAGTGCTGAGAGGATGAAGATGAATAAGTAAGTGCCTGCGCCAGTGTTCTGGAAGTATTCCCACATCTCCGCTTCTGCTGGGCTACGGTATACGATTACTTCCTGTACGTTTTGCATGGTTGCACCTAGTTGTTTAATGCAGTTAGTATAACAGTCCTGAACAGTTATGTCAAAGGAATTAGTTCTTCAGGTATGGTGTCTATCATATGAGCTTCGTGTTGGCGCAAGTTGTCAGCTGATAGTAATGCCTGCCCTAAGACTACTCCAAGCGAGAACGGGGTTCGTAGGGAGTATAGCGGGGTGTCTTTGTCTGCGAACTTGGTAGCTAGTAAGTTACCAAGATGCCGTTCGTGAGTGTGTATGTACCACAGAGCACCTCGCCAATTTAAAACTGGGGATGCTCCGTTGAAGTCTATGAGGTCAAGACATAACTTGATGTTCTTGTGTGCGCCGATTGTTTCCATACAGCTATTTATCGTCGCTCTGCAAGTTCCTTGCAGTAAACGCAAAGCCGACATGCTTGGACTAGCAAGCGCCTCTGTTCAGGAATTTCCTCGCCGCAATCTTCGCAATGCGTAAGACTTGGGCCTTTAGGGAGGCTTGCCAGATGCAAAGCAACGGCGTTCATAGACAGATGAATAGCGTGGAGTTGACCCATATCGCTTTCATCTTCGTTGTTGTATTCGTAGTCATCTATTTTCATGGTGCTAGTATAACTCCGGATACTAAATAAGTCAACCTGTCTAGTGCAAGCACTAGCTAGGCTTTAAAGCATGCCGCAAATACCTGTGCCCATTGTTATAGCTACACCGGTGATTACTGCTGCCCAAAGTACTCTGCAGATTGTGCAATTCATTTTTTGTTCCCTCTTTTGAAGTTTAATGTTACGTTTGTTTACGCTTGTGGCGTATAGTTATTTATCTAACTGTGTGCAATTATGTAACACATTTGTTACTTTGTCAAGTAACGTTTTGTAACAAGCATATAGCAAATAGTAATAGAGTTCTGGAATTGCAGTCAATAAAAAGCCCGCATCAGGGCGGGCTTTTTAACTTGCTAAGTGTTACGCTTCTACGGCAACATTCGTCGAAGTAACACGTTGGGGCAGTGCAACAGCCTTGTCAGCTACGGATGCAGCAAACGCGCGAATAACGCTTGCAGCAGTGTTGCCAAGTTCACCTTGTACGACGATATTCTCCACGGTGCCATCAGCCAATGGAACTTTGAACTCGCCGCTCCAAATGCCTTGTGTCGGAGTCTTCTGTACGACTTTGACTTGGCCTACAACAAAGCCAGTGGCCTTGTCAACTACGTTGTGCAATCCTTTATTCAGTTTCACTTTCTGGTAGTTCATGATGTTTACTCTCTAAGGTTAAGGTTAATGTTAAGTTTTGTCCACATTTGGACCACAATGTAACTATACTATCTGTTCAGTACATTGTCAACAATTATTTGACAAGTTCTATCAAGTCACTGTATACGTTTTCAACTTCAGCAAAGCCTGCAGAGTGACCATCTTCCCATGCCTTAGCGTACAGCTTGTCTGCCTTAGGGTGGCCTGTCATACTATGTTCTTCTTCCAAGTCTTTCCGGAATTGCTCAGCAATCTCGTGGCTTCTAGCATAGTATGCATCACGTGCAACAGTCCACACTTCCATCGCCTGCTCGTAAAGCCGGAGGTTATCAACATACGCCAGGACTTCTTCAACTGTGTGTGTATCTTGTAGTCTAGGCTTGTTCGGCTTGCTCGGATACTCGTTTGCTTTGGAAGCGTTGTTTGCCTTCGCGCTTGCTTCGTACATGTCTATCTCCAACGTTTCAGTATGTAAACATTATAGCGACATTGTTACCACTAGTCAAGCATTAACCTATGTATCCCATTGATGCAGCTCCTGCTAGGATAGCAAGCCCAGTAACAATGAAGGTACCCAGTACGATTTTGATGTGCAGCATATCTACCTCAGCTTCTTAATCTGTTGAGTGAGTGTGTGGGATTTGACAACAAGCGGATCGTTGTCGTACATTATAACTCCAGCCGCAAGAAGATTGTCAATCATAACGTTGACTTTATCCCGTTGCGCCAAGAGCTTCTGCAATTGACTTGATGTGGATTTCATTTTACAACCAGTTATAGTGGTGTTATAGTTACCAGCTTCTTCATAACCGAAATGAACCCGTCACCATCTGGTGAGTAGTCCTCGATGATAAATTTAGGATTGTGTGTGATGTTAGTTACATCAGGATGTAAGTAGACCCAAGTATTGCCCATTCGGTCATCGTCTTCATACAGTACGGTAGCAGTAAACGAACATCCATTGTCGTATACACGTACCTTCTCGCCAGGGTTAAACATAACTCTTCCATTAAGTATTTTGTGTGTTTACATTAGCACACAATTGTTTACAAGTCAAGCGGATCCTTCCGCCTGCTTTAGTATTTAGTTTAGTTTTGCAAGCCGGTCCTGCAAATATTGTTTTGCATCAGGACACGCATTTGCCATGCCTGCAACAAACGAAATCAGCCAACCTGCTTTATAAGCATAGCAAACGGCCCCATCAGGATTGACGCCGCTTTGCTCTTCAATCATTGCGTCAAGTTCTGCAATCATTTCGCTTACTGTTTTGTCTGCCATTTGCTTGTACCTAGTTGTTTAGTGTGTAAACATTATAGTGGACTGAAAGTGGAATGTCAACATTTAAATAGATGAAAGCCCGCATTGCGCGGGCTCAGTTGGTTGACGGGGCGAGCTACTACGGGTTTTTCTTGCCTTACGTTACAATATGTTAATATTATAACGTAAAGCTATTAGCATGTCAACTACTTCATCACCCAGCAGCTACGCTTCTCGTCAACACCAATATCGTTTAGCTTGCTAACAATGTGGCCGTTCATGTACGTTATCACATTGTCAATCTGTAAGTCTTTACCTTTGTTCCGGTGACCCATACCAGTGTCTTCAGTGTAGCTTGCAGCACTTTGTTCCGTAGCGTAGCCTTTGCCTGCACCGGAAACAAAAATTGGTTTCCATTCGCCAATGCCTTTCTCACGACGACAAACAAGGATGGTGTTGATCGATTCGGAATCGCCCATCTCCATCATTACACGCTCTAGCGTTACTTTGCCGCCGAACAGTGCCTTTGCATTCATGATGTAGTACATTTGTTTTTGCTCCACTTGTTTAGTATGTAAACATTATATGTGGTTAGGAAGTGAAAGTCAACCGGCATCCGCCATCAATACTGCCTTTATTTCTTCATTGTAGCTGAAGGGCAAACCCAACACGTGGCATGCGTACCCTGTGGTTTCGTTGAGGGCGTTCTGCGCATCAAGCAGCCAGCGGATTGCAGTAACACGATCACGCGCACCTGAGCAAATAGCTTCAGCTACTGCCTTCTCGAATACCTCGATGCAGCGTTTCTCCTCAGCCACATACTCTTCGTTCTGGCGCTCAGACTCCTTGCAAAGCTTCGACCACTCTGCATCCTTCTCTTGCTGGGATAATGCGTCCCACCAATCACGCCCTGGATAAAAGCGGAAGATGTCTTTGTGGCCTTCCGCAAAGTTCCAGTAATCGTTGTCTGCTTGCGTATCCATTTCGTTTACTCGTTTGCTTTAGTGTGTAAACATTATAAGTGGATTGGAAGTGAAAGTCAACCACGAACACGTGGAATGTTGTCACGGACGTATGCAGTAGCTTTGCCTAGTGGGAGACGTGTCTTGATAACAACTAGCTCCAGCAGTGCGCCTTCACCTGCAGTGGGATTGTCGCGGATGATTTGACGTACTGTCTCAGCATACCCTGGACCTGGCTTGCCATCGCGCTGGGGCTTGGGTGCAGTAACCTTAGCTGCCTTTTCCTGCTTGGGCAGCTTGACTTTAGTAGTCTCAGGAACACCGTTAGGATCGACAGCATCGAGCAACAGTTGTGCCTTGCGTGTTTCCTTCTGCGCTTGTTTCCGTTCTTCAGGATCCATCGAGATCAGCTTTTGAGCACGTGCCCAAGTAACGTCGTCAATCGGATGTTTCGGCACTGGGAACAGGAGTTGCTCCAGTTGTGCAGTTACTTCTCCTGACAGCACATCATCGTACACGCCGTCAATGTGTACTTCAACAAATGCAAAACACATTGGGTTCTTTGATGTTGACACTTCTTTCTTGATGCCGCGGAATGCAATTGCAACACTCTTGCTATTGCCGTTCAGGATGTCGTCTACTGTCTTGCCATTGAGCTCTACGAACACTTCTGGCATTGCTTTAAACTTTAATACTGCGGCCATCTTTGCTGCTCCGTTTGTTTACTATGTAGACATTGTAGTGGAACTAATGTGGAAAGTCAAGTCAAAAAAATACTCCCAGGTGGGAGTATTTTACTAGCGAGTGATTAGAATCGACGGCTATATGTAAGTGCGATTTGATCGTAGTTGACATTTTTGTCGATCACGTTAGCTTCGACCCAGCTGCGATGATATTGCAAAGCCAAAGCATTTTCTTTGTCAATGTTCCAGCTTGCTCCGATTCCAAAATATGGAGCGGCGCTAGTACCGGAAACATGCAAATCAGAGTGAGGGATTTCCAGATCAACGATGTTGACATTGACGCCCAAGTCAACGAACGGCTCAATGCAATACTTTTTCCAAGGAGTGTATCGAACACCCAATCCGAGTGTGTCAACGCTACCGTCAATGTAGTCACTGTCAAATCCAGCTGCATCTTTGGTGTAGCTGACTTGGCCTTTGAAATCTCCGCTCAGCTGAGTAGACAAACCAACAGTAAAGCCAGTTTGTGAACGATCTGCGTCGTCGATCAGTTTGAAGCTGTCGAGGCGCGATTGAGTAACACCAACAGTGATTTCATATGGTGAAACTTCAGCGACGGCAACTGATGCAAATGCTGCAAGAATCAATGCCGGTACAATCTTTAATGTTTTCATTTTCTATTTCCTTTAGTTTAAGTTAAGTGGTTCGTCCTATGATTCACATAGTTGCTAAACAGTTTAACACCTGCTTGTACAACTGTCAACCCTTATTTCATGGTTGACAGATATATTTAGCTTTCCATTACTGGTGCGTTAACAAATGGTATAATGAGAAGTATGCCATCGCGGATGAACACACTGTATCCTTTCTCGGCGTATATGATTGCTGTCTTAACTTGGTCGCCGGATACTTCACGCATCTGTGTAGTCATTTCGTGCCACAAGTCAATTTGCGTATTGAACAAACTGTTCTTGTTCTGGAAGGTTACTGGATCCAGTAACAACTCTTCACGATCAAACACTAGCTCGTGTCTGGTTACCCAAGGCTTAATAGTAAGTCCACACTTGCGCATGACCATGCCCTTAGTGCCTTTAGCTACAGTAAACAGTACCATTTGCTTTGCTCCACTTGTTTAACATGTAAACAGTATAGTGGAACTAATGTGGGAAGTCAACTCTTTTGTTTTATTACTAGCAGGAAGGCACTGTAGCGTAGCGGGTGCCTTGAGATCGTTGCACAGCGGGGCGTTTAGACTCCATGCAACGGTGAATTAGTGCGGGGATTTGTACGCTCACCCCTGCCCTTGCGTTCGAATACAGTCAACTGTAGTCCCCGCAGGTTTCCCTTTTGGGCACCTGGACGGTGCATCTACTACATCATGTATTCTCCCAGCGTTTTGCCGCCCTGGTGCACGTAGCCGCATACGGCCATTCTTGTCCACAGTGTAAAGCAATGCCGCAAGGTAGTCAACGACAGAGGGCACATTTGCTTTCGCAATCGTATACATGCCCATAGTCAACCAGTCAAACTACCTTAATGCTCTACACCATCGCCGACATTCTTTGGTTGCAATTTCTTTAACGTTTCCTTTGCTTCACGGATCAGTTCACGTTCAGCTTGCGCAGTTAGTGCATCGTCCTGCAAGTGTATTCTATACAGCTTTAGTGTTGCCGTCAAGTCTGCTTTTTCAATTAACTTAACATCAATGCCACGTCCCGGATGGAACTCTGCATAGTCTAACAAACGATTCTGCAGTTGTTTCAACGTATTCAATTGTGCCTCCGTCAGTTAGCTGTTGTCAACTTTTTGTTTCCAACGCTTGTATACTTTTAAACGCTTAATGCCATGCTTGTTCATTAAATGTTGTTCGCCATTATAAATGAAAAACTTGTCCTCGTCAACCAGCTCACATTCACCTTCTAAGTAGTATGTGGTGTAGTCTTCCTTAAAGCGAGCCATCTTCCTCTCGCCCCAAAAGGTTTCTACCTTAACCACTTGACCTTTGGCAATAGTTAGGTGCTCTGGGATCAAACCTTCGCCTACCCAACGAAACCTCTTCGTCACCTTGTTGTAGATAGGATGCTTCAGTTTTTGTGTCTTGACAATCGCTGCCCTTTGACTAGCTGGCAATGTGTTCTTCGAGTATGCAATAACGTTAGTGGTTGCTAAGAGGAATGTCAAGACACTATCCTCTTCACTGCCGCTGCAATCAAAAGGAACGGGATCATTGATACAAGAAACGCAAAGCCAAAACAATACCACATCGAATTGGTTGGCTCAACCTTATGCAGGAAATCTGCAAACATGTAAAGTCCCATTACATATAGGAACAGCCGTTTCTTAGTGCAGAAGAGTCTGGAGAAAAACCATCCGCCAACTGCATCTCCAAACAAGTTCTTTACTGACATAATGTGTATCTCTGCTTCTGTGTGTTAATTGTAACGTCGTTTGTTCTGACGAGCAAGCCTAATCTTCGCAAGTTTATCTCGGAACTGTTTCGGCTTGACCGGATGCCTTAGTTGCTCAAGATCGTATTGCAGCTCTGCAATCCTGTGCTCGTGATCGATACACTCTTTTGCCGCCTGGAAGTGGCTTCTCCAGGAACTCTCAGCTTCGCGTTGCCAGTACAGTAGCGCGTCGTCTTTAGAATGCCTGCTAACAAAGTACACTCCTATCAGTATACTCCCAACCAGCAAGGCAAAAAATAGGAGTGTGCTCATGCGTGTGTATCCACTGTTGTTTTAAGTCCCGCTAAGTATACTACCGCTTCTGTCAAAGTGCAACCACCACTAGCATAAAAATGTGCCGTCGATTCCACTTTGCGCCGCCCTATAACAACCATATTTATGTTGCGTGCCGTTAATGCTAACCGAAGTGCCCGACATGCTTGCCGGGCTTCGTATGCAGTCATAGAAGCCATCCTATGCTCCCCTTACAGTAATAATGTTGCCTTGGACGTAGCGTTTTAACAGCTGGGGCTTAATGCCAATGTGTTTAGCAAGCTCCATAATCTGTTGCTCGTTTGCTTTTGGGTTAGCACGGATTATATCGCGCAACTGTTCGGACTTAGGTTTTGCTTTCCCGTTTACAGCAACACGTGGAGCAGCTGGGATACGTGTACGTGGGGCCTCAGCAGCAACAGCAGCTTGCCGCAGCTGGGGAGCAGGCGTGTTTCGCCCTTTTGCTCTAATGGGGGTCTTGCACTTGCGGCAAGTGTATACACTCCCCCGGAGCAGCTTGTTGTAAATAGTGGAAGAGCAAGTGCCTGCATCTGTACACGCGCAAGTGTATTGGAATTCTGCACGTTTAGCAGCTTTGGACGACAACACTTTGTTGTGGGTACGCTTGGGATCTAAGCCCAGCGCGATCATTACACGCTTCCATTCTGGACCGTGCCCACGACCAGCGTGACCATGCAAGCTAACGGACACTAAGTGAGCAACTTCGTGCCCAGTAACTTCGTGTACAAACCATTCTGTAAATTCTGTAATAAACTGTGAACCGTATTCCAGTTTAACTGGCGTGCATCCAAAACGGGTGTAGTATGCTTTCCCGCCGCATGATGTAAGGCGTGCATTAAACACTACTGGAACACGATCAAATTTGCGATTGTAAATTTGTTCTGCTTTGACAAAGTATGCTTCGGTTGCATTTAATACTTGCTTGCGTTGCGCTTCGTTCATTGCCTTGCTCCGTTGTTTACTGTATGTTTCACATTATAGATGTTTACATACCAGAAGTCAACCAGTTTTTAGAATCTTTTCGAAGAACTGTACGGAACCTTCTACTCCTTCGCCCCACGCAAACGACTTACCCTGGGTTAGCTTTGCAACTAATTTTGTTCCTATGCCACGCCGTCTGCAGGATTTGTCAACGTATACTGCTACACCAAAGCCGTGCCCAGACATCCAAAGTGGAACGTGGGTATGCTTGTACGCAATTGCAACAGGCTTGCTGCCGTTATACGCAATTGCAATCTGCTCTGCATCGTCGGGCCCATCCTCCACAATCATTCGCAGCCACGGCAGCAGTGCCCACCCTGCCACGTATAAGCGAGCTTCTATTGCAGCCCTTGCGAGCTGCGCCAGTTCCCGGTTGTTATTACTTACACGGTATGTTAGCTTCATGCTGGCAACTCGACCATATAGTAATAGTCCATCTCGGCTTGCGCGTCATTAATGCAAACAAAGTTTTTGTCGTTGACAGTGAACACAATGTCTGCATTGTTGGCAATGCTATTCTCTGCCAGTGTTTTAATGCAGTCTGGTAGATCGTCGTGTGTTAGCAGGCGCTCGTTGTTTTCCAGTATGTACTTGCGTAGTCCCTCGCATGCCGCAGCTTGCGTGGCGCCAGTTGATATAACTGTAACCTCGTGGGGCTTGCTGCTAATGTTCATTGGGGAAACACTAAGGATTGTGAACATGTTTAGCGCCTGTGCTAGTTAATGTTCAAACAGTATAGTGAATAGGAACTGGAATGTCAACCGTTAAAAAGCCCGCTTACGCAGGCTTTTTGGTTTTACGTTGACTTAGAATGCTTCATTAGTCCATCCGCGACCCAACGTATGCTTTAATCCCATTTGCGCGCAGTACAGCGACAAACGCATTACAGCCTGCTTCCTTCACGTCAATGTTTTGACCGTTGAAGTTACACACTTCGTATGAGCTAAGTCTGTAACCGCCCTCGTAGGAATCAGTGCGACCAATACCATTCTTCTTCAAATACGAAACAAACTCACCACGCGCAGGTCTAATGTTAACCCACGCAAAGCCACATGGGTAGCCATCTGCCTTGCCAACAATTGCTGCATTGGCTTGCTCTTTTGCCGTTGCAAGTATTGCTGCTGGATTGCTGTTTGTCATTTGCCTTACTCCGTTTGCTTTAGTGTGTAAACATTATAGTGGAACTAAAGTGAAGTGTCAACTCTATTTTTCCAGTTTACTGCTATCCAGTTATCAGTTGCGTCTTTACTTTCCTTTAGGCCTGTGCCATGCTTATTTCTATACCAGCGTATAGTATCAATGGGATTGTTACCCTGGTAAGGATTCCCAAACCAATGTCCGTCCTTCATGTACTGCAAGAACAGTTCTTGTGGAACAGTGCGCAAAGGTGCAGTGGCTTCTAGTCTCCATTCGGCGCATTTAAACTCATCACCATCGTCGTCACACAACGTATACATCAGGTGCTTGTCAACCAAAACGACAGTTGCCCTAGTAGGATCGATGAACATCTCCGACCATTGATGGCCTTCCAGCTGCCTACGACGTTCTCGGTTAGCCATGACGACATCACCTGGGAAAAACTTATTACCGTACATGATATATTCCTGTAACACAATGTACACACTATAGTGGATCTAAACTGGAATGTCAACCAATAAAAAACCTGCCGAAGCAGGTCATTTATGCCTAGCGTTGGTTAGAACGCTTCGTCAAACTCAAGTGGTACAATAAACATACCTGCGGCAGTCATAGCGCCACGGTCGCCAGTCATTGCGCGCCATACGGTGCTGTGGTGCATGTCAAGTGCGCGAGCTGCTGCTGCGACTGATGGGTATGCCTTTGCTTCACTTACATTTTCATCTACTACGATTACAGGTATCATATACCCTCCTTATTATTTTATGTGTGCAGTGTACTGCCTGCCAACACCGTTGTCAACAGGTTTATTGCAATATGGTACGCCTGGAGGGGCTCGAACCCCCGACCCACGGATTAGAAATCCGTTGCTCTGTCCAACTGAGCTACAAGCGCGTTAAACTAGTTCTGCCAATTGTATTGCATCTTTGACTACTTTACTGTAGTAATCAGTCATGCAGCGTTCTGTGAACATGCTTTTGTATTCTGCATCAAACGAACAGTCCAGTGCATCAATGCTTGCTTCCTGGGCGATGTGGTCAATGTTTACTGCAAGGAACAGCGTGTTGGGATAGCCCGACTGGTATACTGCGATGTAATCCTTCTTGCCGTTGTTACGAACAAAGTAGTTATACTCGATACCATTTACTACAGCTACGTCAGACATCTTGTTCCCCTATTGTGTTTGGTGGGCCTTCTCGGGCTTGAACCGAGGACCTAACGATTATGAGTCGTTTGCTCTAACCAACTGAGCTAAAGGCCCCATATGTTATGTACTGCTCCGCGTATTGCTATTGCAAAGTATACAGCCAACGCCCCGTTAATGCAACGGAGCCATGGTTCATTATTCTTACAAAAGACAGCAGCGTAGCTATTGACTGCGAACACAACTATCATGAAGGATAAGTTCATCATGTTAGTTCGCCAAATGCCCTACAAAAAAGTGTACACGGGTTTCATCACAGTTGTCAAACTGTTCATCTGTTGATGCAGCTAACAAGTTAATTCCCGGGCGATGACCTTTGGGCACTTCATGTATTGGCAAGTAACGGAAGCCTTCGTATAAGCCTGCCTGCATCAGAACCTTTTGCGCCGAGTTAATAACACCTTGGCGCACATCTGGAGGGCAAGTACTCTTTGCCAGCACTTCGTTAAACGAATCAACGCACTCATATACAAAGTTCTTAATTGCTTTCGTTGCCATTTCCGTTTACTCGTTTGCTTTAGTGTGTAAACAGTATAGCGGGGTTGCCCCCGCTTGTCTACCTATTTCTTACAGCTTGTTGATCTTCCCAGCGAAGTGGTCAGCGATCACGCGATAAGTTCCACGGAACGTGCGTGTGATAAGCGTAGTAAACACGTTAAACACGTCATACAATGCAGTACCAATGAAGCTGAACGGCCACATAGCTGCCCAACCTACAATGTCAGAAATGTTATCGTCAAACGCAATCTTGCGCAAGCCTTGCTCTTTACTGATATATCCTTTACGTACCATTTCGGTAATGCTGTCACAGTATCGGATCCACTTAAAGACTGACCATAGCACGCCTGCAGCAATGTATCCGCCGATCAAGTAATAAATCGGAACCAGTGCCAGGACGGGAAGGAACAGCTTGTAAGTGATGAACGCAAACAAGACTGCGAAGAATGCAAGTAGCACCTTGTGATCACGATCGTACAAGCCTGCTGCGGCAAGTAGCGCAATGATCCATACGGGGAACGATAACAGTACGCCAGCTAGAAAGTCCATTGTGTATCCTCAGTTTGATTTGATAGTGTGGGTGTTTTGGAAATCTTCACAGTCACGAGTGTCTCGACGACCACGTGCATCACGGAACACAATGTCCTGGTTCGACAGTTTGTCAACAACAGTTACTTCAGTGTTGGTCTTGTTGTTAGCCCATTTGGAACCAATTGCAATATCCTGGAAGTACATGTGCATCGTTTAAGTCCTACTCTGTTTGTGTCCTGTTATTATATACATCTAACAGGAGTGTGTCAATGGGTTTGCAAAATTGGTGCCCGGAGCCGGAGTCGAACCGGCATGACCGAAGTCGAGGGATTTTAAGTCCCTAGTGTCTACCTATTTCACCATCCGGGCTTGTTCTTACTCAGTGAAGATGTTATCTTCAACAGTTCTAGTACAATTCTTACCACAACTCTCAGTGTGGCTGTTTTCTGTCTGCACCTTTGCGTTTTCGCACTTAGCATAGTAGTGATGCCGGCCATCGTCTGCGAACCGATACATCTTGCAACCGTCGTACTCAAACAGCACTGACACTGGAACCTCAGGGTTGTTTGTATACGTGGTGCTAACCGGATCCTTCGTACATCCTACAATAACGACAACGCCTACCGCTGCCAGTACCAGTAAGCCTATATATTCCACAGTGTCTTTCATAATCATCTCAAAAGATATGCAGCACGTAATGCATCACTATGACTGCAATTGTAGCTGCCAGGAATGAAGTGATCGGCCAAGTCCATTGTTTGTACAGTATACGCTCAAACACTGTCATCATCAACGTTGATATTAATACAGTTGATGCCGCTTTGCAATACCACAAAGGGCTGATTGACATTAGGAAACCGTTGAGTACTATCGCTGCAACCAATGACCCAAAAAGTATAAGTGCCGTTTTCATATTGTCCTCCTAACTAAGCCAACAAGTATAGCGCCATCCTTGGCGCTTGTCAACGATCACGCTTCCTGTTGCTTATGCTTCAACAAGCGAGCGAACTTAGCAGTACGCTTCAAGCACGTAGCCTCAGCAAGCTCTTCCCATTGGTTGGGCATAGCTTTACGCAAGTCTGCGATCTTCTTAACCATACGCAACGACAGTTCCAGCAAGTAGTCTGCATTGTCAATAATGAAGTTGACAACTTGCTCTTCTTCACGTTTGGAAAAGCCGTAGCTGTCCAACATGCCTGCGCGCACAATCTGCTTGATGCGCAAGATCTGATCGCGCTGGGTGCTAATCTCCAAATCCAAGTAATGGCAGCGTGACTGGATTGCAGCTAAGTGGTCTGCAATTTTGCCGCGGGACTTGTCAAACGAGATGTTTGTCAAGAAGATCACGCTTCCCTCAAAGTTAAACGTTTGGGGGATGCCTTCGTCTGCAAGTACACGCGACTCCTTTGCCCAGCACAGCTTTCTTTTCTCGCCGGAGTCAAGAGCTGATTTAAGCAAGTTCAAGCACTCTTCGTCATACAGCACACTGTCGCAATCGTCAAGCACAACAACGTTGTCTTTGGAGCTATAGTTGTACAACGTGCGGTACAAGCCCAAGGGAGACATTGCACCCTTCATCACAGTGTAACGTTCCCGCACGTCCTTGATCTTGGAGAACATGTTGGCACGTGTTAACACTTTCTCAACGCCGTGGGATTTACCAATGCCGGGTGGGCCGCACACTACCATGCCGCGCACAATTCCCGACGCCGCCGCTTCCGTCATCTCTTCCAAAATCTCAAACGTCCGGGAGATGCGCGTCATTGCTTCATCTTCCGTTTCGCTTGCAAAGAACTCTTCTTCCACGGAACGCATAGTTGCAACAGTTGGGGGAACAAAAATAGTGTCCTCGCCCATCATTTCGAAGCAGCTCGTGTCCATAACGGAAACACGTACTTTATTCGGGGCGGGCATGTCAAGCCCATCAGCTGGGGAGCCCCAAACAGTGATGCAACCCGTTTCCGGATTGTATGGCTTGTGGACAGTAAATACTTTGCCCTCAATTACCTGACCACGCCATAAACCGTTTTTAATAAGCACTTGCGACATTTTGTGTTTCCTTTACTGTTTAAAGTGAAATAATTATACAAGAATTCGTTATACGAGTCAACACATTAAAGTGAAATAACTACCTGCACATCTTCAGGAACGTTGGCTGGATATGCAGTGCCTGGAAGCAACCAAGTTACCGAAGTAACGAATGGAGATGGCTTATAATCCCAGGACACTCGCTCACCAACACGTGGCACCTCTGGCATCTTGAATTTGCGCTGTTTATTAAACTGATCTACGAACAGTACAGTAACCATTTTGCTTTGCTCCGTTGCTTTAGTATGTAAACATTATAGCGGCTTCCTTGCCGCTTGTCTACCACTTTCTACATGGAATGATAAGATTCAGTTGCGGGATCAAGATGTGTGCCAATGTTGCAAGCACGTATCCAAATGGGTTTGCGGGATTTGTCAAACAAGTTATAAGTCTGACGATCAGGCATGTCTGCGTTGTATTGCATGACAGTCTCGATCGCCCAGTCGTGGTTGGGATCTAAATCTGTTGCAGTGTTAAAGAATCGTGTCCGCGCTGCCTGAGCAGCTCTACGGGTGTCAAAGTATTGAACACCATTCTTGAGTTTCATCAAGCGCCAAGTTGTCTTGTTGTATACGACGTAGCTCATTTGCTTTGCTCCACACTGTTAATGTGTAGCTATTATGCAGTCGGCATTACCGGAAGTCAACCACTATCTAATAAATTTTGCCATGAAGGCAGCTTGAGCGGGAGTGTCAAAGCAATCCTCCGCACCCTTAGAACTGCTTAGTATACCGACCCATTTTGATTCTGTCAAGACTTGTATAACTGGTGGCATCCATGTATGCTCTTTCTTCTTGCGCTGGATATGCCACATTCCCGAACGAACAGTCCGGTGGAAGCGATAGTCGTACTCCCTGTCACTAGCAGAGTACATCTCAGGAATCAACTCCATATTACGCCTTTGGGATACGGAACAGTAGGCCCCGGGAAGACTTGACAATCTCGACATTGTGTTGTTTACAGTATGCTTCAAGATCAGCTGCCGCTAAGGAAACAAGATCCGCTCTCGAGGGATTGTCAACCTTAATGGAAACAAACTTCTCGCGGTAGTTAATGAACACACGACTACGTGTAAAGACATTGCCTACGTGCCCCTGTAAAGCCCGTGCTGCAACGATCTCAGCCTCGCTATACAGTTTAATGCCCTCCTCATTACGCTGACGCGCATCAAAGAAGATGAACAAAGGATCCTGATCGTTGTCTTTGTTTTTGAGTACCTTAGTGTGTTGCATAGCAGCGTCTCCGCTTAGTTAATGTTCAGCTACTATATAGCATCGAATACCAGAAGTCAACCTATTAGGATACCCGAGTGTAGAACGTATACTTGTTTTCTTCCTTCAGCATATATAGCTGCTCTTTAGACTTGACAATCTCAAACTCTCCGCCATGTTGGGAATAGAATAGGTTACCATTCTCCAATGCGCGAAGCTGGCGTGCGAGTGAATCAACTATAGTGAACCGAACCGTTTCTGATGCTTTCATTTAAGTATTCCTTATCACAGTGTCAACAGTATATGGTTCTACTACTATATAGTCAACTGAAAAGATTCTGAAATAGTTGTTGACGAAGTGGAACTATGGTCTTATAATGTTTACATAATAACAAAACGCAACAGTCAGAAGCAGGACGAGACAAACACTCCCGGAGCCTGCAATTCCGGACCTATTACCGAACCAGAAAAACCTAATAGAATCAATGGTTTACAGTACCGGAATATTTCCACTTTATTTTGCCTATTCCGGTTGACTTCGGTCCAAAAAGATGCTAGTCCACCGGTAGATGCAAATGCAAATAATTGGCATTTAGATTTGCAGATGCAAATAGTTATTATCTGCGTCTGTAAACAATTACTATTGACATTTGCGAATAATACGCATTTACCAAGGTTGACTTCGGTTTTAGAAGAATATATAGTATCTGATTGCCAGAATAGAAGGGAGGCGAGCCTAGCCGAGAAGCCAATGGAGATGGCACCAGACTCGCCTGAACCAATCCTTGGTTATAACGTGGGCGAACCCTCCATTACCCCAACAGTATACAATAACTCAAGACTGATGTCAACCTGATATCAAACAGCCATTTCACCTTCCTAATCCTCCGCTTAACACGTAAACATGAAATAATTAAATTATTCATACTATATAGCAACACAGTATACACACTATATAGTAAAGAGTCATATACACTATATACGCTATATGAAGGAACACTATATAGCAAACACGTATATGATGAACTGACATATAGTAAAGAATTCAATTGACTATATAGCAACATGGACGCATAATAGTGGAACTGTAAGAGCAGTGGGGACTATCAGGAATAGTTGGAGCTGTAAGGAACTTGGGAGATGCGTGGGAGATGGTAGATTGAGTGAGTGATATTAGAATAGGTTCTGAAAAAGTGGACAGAGTTTTTGGCGGAAAAATCTCTGTGAAAAATATCTGCAGACTATTTCTACAGAAAAAACCTGCAGAAAAAAGTTGGAGGTCTGAATCTTTTGAAAGATTTTGGAGGTTGGGATATTTTGGCAGGTTATTTTGGCTGAAATAGGTGTACTGTATATGTATACACTGTGGTTTTATACAGTGGGTGGAACAGGTTATCGGCATAAAACTGGAACAGGTAAGATGGCTGGTAAGCGTGTAAGCCACTGCGCCTGTTCGCCGAGTGTGTCACCGACAGTCAAGGTTTTTCACTTTTCTTTCTTCACTTTCGTATCCAATAACAAACCGTTCTAAATGCACTATATAGCATGTATACGGCTTCTATCAAGTTCTTTACTATATAGTCAATCATGAGTTGTTTGTTTCCAATCATGTATAGTGCGTATATAGTCATCATTTGCGGGTTTCCATCTCTATATAGCGTGTCTTTAATGTTCTATATAGTGCTGTATACGTGTTATTCATCTTCTTTACTATATATAAATCAATCAAACATTGTTTCTTTATAGTCAATCATTGTGTATACGTGCTCATTCACTGTATATAAGAGTTCATTGCTATATAGATCATTAAGGTTTTTTGTCTTTTCTTTATATATTGCTGCGGTTTCGTATTTCAGTTACAATACTTATTCAGTGGCTTATTCAGCATTCTCTATAGCATATAAGAAGTCATTGTGGTATCCTTTAATGAGATTTCCTATGGACACTCCATTAGACCACGAAGGGACTTTTGACTTGTCTCCGTTAATGATTCCTCGGGCTGTATACGGATCGTTTACTGTGTTGGAGAAGTATCGTGCTAGGATTTCTGGTTTGCCATCTCTTGTTCTGAACCAGCCTTCTTCCATTCCAAGAAACATTACTGCTGATGCGACTTTTGGGTTTAGTGCTTGATGGGCTTGCCATTCCATGTTTGTGTTAACTCCGGGAAACTGTACTGCTATCTCGTTGTCTGCGTGGGCATAGTTATCACGCCATGTTAGCTGTACAAAGCCTCTTCCGTAATATGTTTGTCCAGTTTGGGGATCTGGGGTTCCATATGACATTCCTTTGCCATATCCATATTCTTCTATAGGTTGCATTTCCTGTGATGTTTCGTGATAGGTTGTTGCAAGCATGTACGCTAAGTATCTTGGGTCTTCATCAGCTCTGTACTTGTTCCATACTGTCAAGACTGCGTCCATTCCGTCAGCTTGATCTTGGGATAGATTGCCGTGGAATAAGCTGTCTTCAACTGAATCGAAAAAGACTTCTTTAGATAGGGCATGTGTTTGTGTTGACATTGCTACTAGTGATCCTACTGTTATGAGTGTTAATAATAGTTTCTTCATGTTGTTCTCCGTTGTATTGTGTTACTCGGCTATTTATATCAGACCAAGCATATAGTTATATACATGGCCTTCTATTCGTTTTCAGTTTACAATCCATTAATTTAGTTCTTTACAGTTTCGTACAAACAATGTATACTATCTGTATGAGACTTTCCATTCCATCAGCAGAAGTTAAAACATTTATATGGCAGGTAGAACAATGGTTACTCACAAGTTAATTAGGGTTTTCCAAGAACATGTTGGCGAGTTTCGGAAGCTAGGCAAAGAACTTGACTTGTCTATACGGCTGTCGTCTGGGACGTTTACGTGGAAGGAATACTACTTTGAAGGTACTGAAGAAAACATGTTCCTGTTTAAACTAAGGTGGCCGCACGGTTATGGTGCATCGTGGTTGAATGATGGCTGCTGAGCAAGAGTTTATAGTTCGGATACCCAGATCAGAAGGTCCTGCGTTCGCAAAAGAATGTATGAACAACGATGTTGAGTGTTATGTCTACTTTAAAGCTGGGCAAAACATTGCGTACTATATAAAAGCTCCTTGCAAATCAGAGTGGCTGCTAATGCTCAAACTCAAGTATGGGGATCGGATGCGGAACAATAGCCCCACAAGACCAATTAGTTATGTGGGCGAATACTAACGTGTATAATGGTAGGCTAGTATTGTGAACTACTTTATCGAAATACCAAACGCAGAGTTTAGCGACTTTCGGGAGTTCTGTAAACAACACAACATCAAACAGCACACGTATTTTGCCCGTATGTTAAACAGGAAGATGATTATTTTTCCAGACAACGACGAGGGGACTCGCCTCATCATACAATTAAAATACGGATCTAGACTGGAAGAGACGTATGCTTTACCAAGAGTATAAAGTAGACATCCTGCACGTCTGGGCCTTTAAAGAACAGGTTTTATGTAATTGGAGTTTCGTATGACTTTATTCTGTGTTCCTAAGGATGATCTTACTCTTTTTGAAAGGAAGATTCCGAGAGGTTCGTACAAATATACAGAGCAGTCCAGGAAAAAGAATAGTGTGCTACGTCGTATACTGCTGTGTGGTAATCCATATGGTAAAGATGTGATTGCCCATGAAGATTTCTGTAGGCGCTTTACTTCGTATATAGTGTACGAGTTGGAAGTTAATATACCCGAAGATTCCCATATTGACTTCTCGCGCTACTGTGTTAGATATCCAGATTTGCCTATACTGGCAAGGTCCAGAAACTCTGAAGGGACTAACTATATAGTAATGGGCTTTACATCTAAAGCAGATGTATTTGCGTTTGCGCTTGGTCTGCCAGGTAAGGTAGTATCATGACTTTGTTTATTGTTCCATCTATATCAGTAGATTCGTTCCTAGTTGATAGGCCTGCAAATACTAGGACTGTGTGCCTTTATTCGGAATACAGACGGTTTATATATAAGGTAATGAAAGCTGCTGTTGATCCACTAATATATAGTGACTTCCTCAAAAGGAATACCAAGTATAGAGTATACTCCTTAAAGGTTGACATTAAGCATACTTCTGTTTCTACTTTTATGCCTTGGGTTAACGAGCAATTTTTAGTTGCATTGTTGAGAGCTCCATCTAACTCGGAGGTTACAACATTTGAAGTTGTGGGATTCAAGACAAAAGAGGATATACTGGTGTTTAAACTTTCGTGCCCAACCGGCATGGACATGAGTGTTACACGTAATGGCATTATTTAAAATTCTAGATGATCACCTGGAAGAATTTCTTGCATTGCCCCCTGGTGGCATCAACTTTGAAATCATTTATTGTCGCAAGCCTTACTATGTATATAGGGTGCTGCCCTGGAGCATGATGCCGAGTGAGTATACTAAGTTTGTCGAGAAGTTCAGTCAATATATAGTGCATTCTATGACAGTGCGGGTTGAAACAGATCGCAGGCCTGCGGTGTTAGCATACGCTGAGTTACATGATTTGTATGCGTACCCAATTGCTAATTTATGGGACGCAACCACATACCAACTTATAGGGTTTAAGACTGAACAGGATGTACTAATGTTTGAATTAGCTCGACCAGATAAGGTAGGTACTCCACTATGATTTTGTTTTGCATTCCACATTCCGAACACGAAGAATTCTGGAACTCCATCCCAATTGACTGTTCTGTTACTCGGCTAGGAGCGTTTGAAGATAGACTTATATATAGTATTGAAGTTATAGAATTGGCGTTGCATGGCAAACAGTTGGTGCAATATTCCCATTTCGTACATCAATTTAGGAAGTATATCACGTATTCGTTTAAGTGTGACATTAATCCGTTAAAGCGAACTGAGATCCTCAAATTTGTGCATTCTCAGGGGTTGTATGTCGTTAAGATATGTTCCACAATATCTAGTGTTTCATTTGATATATCAGGCTTTAAGTCTAAAGCCGATATGCTCATGTTCAAGTTGGCGCTTCCCAAATGACTTTATTCTGTGTACCTAGGGCTGACATAAAAGAGTTTTGCTATGCAGCGTATAGTTGTTCTAATCTGGAATGTGTTAGGACTACAATGTGTTCCAAACTATATAGGGCAGTCCTTGATGATAGTCATACTGCCATACAGAAAAAACGATATGGTGAATTTGTCAAGATGTTTAGCCATTATCGTATGTATTCGCTTATCGTAACAATTGACACAGATACGATCACTTCGTTTTTGCATTACGTTAACGAACAGGAGAAGCATCTGTTTAACGTATCTTGGGCAAGGTCTCATTCCACTTATGAGATTATGGGGTTTAATTCTGAAGCCGATGTGCTTATGTTTAAGTTGGCGTATCCCAGATGACTAACCGGCTTGTGTTTGCAGTTCCAGTTGACTTAGCTGGAGAAATCTGGAAAGAAATGCGAAACATCGCAGGTACTAGAGTAATGTCGAATGGTACGATTTGGTGCTCTAAGACGTGGAACTATTTAGAAGTTCTTGAGATAGATAAGGACTGGCTGTGTAGTGCTGAGGACGAAATGGTTATCAAACTTAAATTTGGGCAGTATATAAAATCATGATATCTATTGCATTTATGTTAGTTTGGTGCTAAAATAATGATTGTGCTAACTATACATAGGGACGATTACGATGAGTTTGACGACTTCTGTAGTCTCCAGGGAATCTCGTATACTCCTATGTTTTCTGGATTTATGATTAGCACGTATGCTGTTGAGCACGAGTGGGAAAGTATCTTGCTACGCTTAAGATTTAAGGCACGATAATGAGTTTATTACAAGTTGTAGTTCCGCGAGACGACAAAGTACAGTTTACGCAAATGTTATTAGATTGCGGTATAGACACACGACACATGACTACCTACAGCACGGGCGGCACCTACTACGTTATGGTGCAAGTTCCGAAAGATGAAGATGCGGCTATGCTGCGCCTAATGTACGCTGACACGTGGATTATAGAAAGATGAGTTATGATGCCACAGTACGAACCATTAAGATAATTATCCCTGCTGAGAAATATGCAGAGATGGTTATGTATTTTAGGGATTTACAATTAGCTATAGTGTGGTCTCATAAGCGAGGCGAGGCAAATGTATCCTACTTGTGTGGTGACAAGCTAACACCGGAACTTGAGATGGTAATAAGGCTTAAATATGGACAACACATACGTGACTAAAGTTCGAGGACAGATGGCTGCTAATAAAGCAGAGATGGCGTTCTTAATACCCGACAACCTCTGGACAGAGTTTGCTGTATACACAAAAGCATTGTCCCTTCAAGTTACTTGGGGAGGACAATCTGTCACATTTAATACTTCGTTAAAGATAATGTCAGAGGTGCAACAGATGTTTATTTTGCCATCTAGTCATTTGACTGACGGAACTAAACTGCTCCTGATGCTTAAATTTGGCGAATACCGGAATGATATCTAATGACTTTGTTTTGTATTAATTCTGAAAATGCTTCTGAGTTTGAAAGAACGCGGCCGTTTGAGTTGCAGACAACATTGTTGCACATGTTTTTCACTGCAGAAGGAAAATCCCAGTTCCTGTATAGGGTAAGGTATCGTCTTGGTTACGGTCGTATTGACGCACTTGCTGAATTTACAAAATCGTTCCACACTGCAAGAGTGTACGAGCGTTCGTTTAGAGTTAGTGCAGAGAATGTTAACGATTTTATGGAATACGCATCGGTACGAAACTACGGTGTGGCGAAAATGTATTCCGTTAATGGCGCTGCGACAATTGATGTGTTGGGATTTAAAAACAGCGAAGATATACTCATGTTTGCGTTAGCTTGTCCCGTAGCAGAGATGTTACCAGAATGACAGTGTATCGTGTTGATTGCGAAATTACCCGCATGTTTTATAATGCAGTTCCGTTTCACTGTTCCGTTTCGTTACTGTATATGTATCCAACAGGGCCTGTTTATTTGTACAGGGTTGATACTAG